GATAGTTTTTCTTCTCTATTGCTTCGTAAATACGATCAACAACTTCTACTTCTTGAACTGGTATTGGTATTGTTAATTTTTTAGTCATTAGGATCTACCTATAATAAAGACGGGCTACTCGCTGCAGCATATCTACCTCCGCCATCCGCTTTCGCCCTAAACTGGTTAATCCCAAGGATTCTTTTTCTTGGACGAGGGTTTCACATCTTTATCGGTCGGGATGTCATTCGTAAGATCATCAATCCCAATGGACTTAGTTTCAGCTTTGGGCTCTGTTCCGCTTACAACGTAACCTACGATACGGTTTTTATCAGAGTACCCATTGCTGCCTTTTTCAATATCAACAGAGGCTTTGAACTTACGATCTATCAAATCATCAAAACTGTTAGCATTAGGTTTTCCGCAAGCTCGTGCCCATGAGGCCACTTGTTCACGACCGATACGCTGAGCGGCTTCGCTTTTGTTGTGAATATTGAAGTTGTTCCAGATCTTACGACCCGTGTGTTGACCTGATAAAACTTCAAACGTAGCAGAGATCATTTCTCCACCTGACTTAGTGGCTTTAACCTCAGCGTCTACACAAGACAATACGTACTCGCCTTTAGGTAACGGGGAGTGATCACGTACATCACCAGCATAGTCGGTTAAATCGAATCCAAATTTAGACATAATAATTTCCTTTATTTAGTTATAACGGGTATATGTTTTACAATCTCTTCCATGCTCATATCGAAAGAATCAGGGCAAGCGTAACGATTTTTTGCAATATATGCAGGGTTCTCGACTACATGAAGTAACCGTTCACCCGTCGTTATACCACGATTTACAGTGTTGTTAAAACCTACGTCAGACTTCTTGACGATCACTTTGAAACCTGCATAAGCAATCACATCACACCACTCCTGCAACAGCGCGTTGCAACGGTTTGGCAGTTTTGGCGAAAATCGATCGTACGGCTCAGTCAACGGATTTTCATAACGAACCACATTGGCATGCGCTAATAGAACGATATTCATACTTCTTTTACGACGTAGCGCGTCTAACCCTTGGAGGATCTCGCGGAATGACTCAGCTACAAATACTTGACCCTTACCGTAACCCAAGTCTTTGGCGTCGTGAGAGGATTCAACATCCTTCACAATCAGCGGCTCAACCAACCAATCCACTGAGTCGAGAACGAGCGTTTTGAAGTCATGCTCTTCTTTCAATAGAGTTTTGATAGATTCAACCACGTCATTTACTTCGGTAGCTTGAGGAAACGAAGTAACGTCCAAAGAGTCCAATCCGTTCTCGGTATTGATAAAAATAGGATCAGGGAATTTTGCCGCTATCGTAGACTTACCGATACCGTGGTTACCGTAAATACAGATTCTTGGGGGAAGTTGTTGCTTGCCCTTTATCAGAGCGTCAGTAAAACTCATATTATTTCCTTTATTAAAAGTTTAAAACTATATTTTCATACTGAAAAGCCCGAGCGTCGAATTGTAGAACATTCAACTCGATACCAGGACTACTTTGCGCTATAACGCCAACGCAAATTGCTGACAGCTTAGGGTCTCCAATAATGCAGAGGTAGTCACCTTCGCGGAAATCTTTTAAAACTTCTCTAGCATGTTCAACTAAATCGACCTTTTTGAGATCAATGTCAGTGAACACGTGTTCAATCGATCCGAATCGTGCCGCATCCTTGATAGTTTTACGTGTAGAATTATCAACGATCCAGACTACGGTATATGCGTCTTCCATAGATGGTTCCTTTTCTAAATCGCCAAAGTCGAGATTAAGTTGTTTCATTATTTCCTTTATAAAACCGGCTTGCGCCGATATCCGTTATTGTTTTAATTATAGCCTGAAAATACCAGTTGAAGTCAAGATCTTTGGGAATATTTTTAGGTAGGGTCATGCAAGCCTTGGCCCCATCGGTTTTTGCAACTTTATTTCCATTGGTTGCATAAGTGATTGGAGGGAGTTTTTCAGTGGTTTGATACCACCGTACCACTCTGCCTAAATGCTCATCTCCCTGAACTCCACCTCCTGTGACGTTACGTACGCTGATAAAGTCATTGATGTCTTGGCTCTTCAGCGTCTCCTCAAACGGAACGCCACTCGCTAACCAGTTGGCTACAGCTTTAGAAACAACTGGTGCAGTAGGATTCTTGCTCAACGTTGGTGGACTATAAATACCTTTGATTTTTACGCTTCTATCTCCTTTCACCGCGTAATAATTATTCACATCTTTGAGCGCCACACAGCGGTAAAATGTAGCTTCAAAGATAAAACCAGTTCGCTCAGAAAACTCTTTTATAATCTGCTCAACTATAGCCAACTCAGATTTACGATAACGTAACATAATGCCGTCAGTGTTAGCCGATATGACTGTAATGCTTTCACTTTCAAGAGCTTCAATCAAGTTGAGCAAGTTCAGCTGACCAGTCAAAACGATATTGATCATAACGTCTGGCGAATAGAGTGGAGAAAACTTGTTAGCAGTTTTTCCAAACGTTCCGTTCAATGCAATCCGCAATGAGTCCGCTATGACCATATTTTTAATTCGTTTACCTTCTAAACGGCGATAAAATAAAGTCCGGTACTCTTCCAAAAACTTTTCGCCTGTGTTTACAGGTATCAAGTTGCAGTTCAACATAATAGCGGGGTAGTAGGATGCTACGTCGTAGTCAGTTACATAATACTCATCGTCGGCAACGTAACAAACTTTACGGTCGTGCTGAGAGTGCAAACCGCCTACTCCCATTTGATAAATACCCGCGTTTATATTAACTAGATCGTCTTTCAAGAAGCTCGGCAGTTCAACATGACCCGTTGTAGGGCGAACATAAAACTCGTGCGCTGTGATACGTTCGGCTATCGCTTTCAACGCGGGTGTTTTGAATTTTATGAAGTCAGGTAGTTTATATTGAACAGACGCAGGTATCGAAGGTGCTTTACGTTTTAAGTTCAAACGTTTTACGAACATCTGCTCAGCCACCTGAGAGTCTGATCGACTTCTAGCATCGAACTTATATTCTCTACTGATTTCAAGGCGTAACTGCAATTGCCCCTGAAGTCGATTATAAAGTTCAGCGGTGGTATCAAGATCATTGAAACAGTATTTCAATACGGTTTGTTTTTGGTCGTCTTCAATCATCGCGTCATAGTGAAAAGGCAGATCTTGAATGACCGGCATATTCATACGAGCACCATAAGTTTTTAAACTCACGAAACTCGGCGCTACTTCAATCAAATCAATGTGATCGACTTTCGGCATAGTGAACCCGTACTTTCTCTCTGCTTCCCACGGCATCAAATTATTTCTGATAATTTCATCGCCTAACTGTTTTGTTTCAAGAAACGTTTTTCCAGAAACAAAATAAGCTATTACTGGCATATCATATTTATTACCGTTGAAACTGATAAACGTATTGTTTGATTTGAAAAGATCTTTTATTTGCGCGCGAGCGTCATCTTCATCTCCCCAGATATGAAAGTACGTTTTTGTGTCAAGAATCAATCCGCAAAATAGGAATAGATTCTTGAACACTTCCGTATCGAATACTATCGTTTTCATCTGTCCTGATTCACGTAAGCTGAAGTGGGTTCAGAACCGTCATCGGGATTTTCATTAACCACTTCAATATACTTCTCTAAAAAATGCTGAGCTTTTTTCAAATCAACTGTTCCGTTCTTCTTTTTCCATCGCGTCACATACTTCGTGATTTGAGCTTGAAAATAGTCAAGATCGTTAGCCACCACGTAGTCCCAGTGCTGTATCTCAGACTGGTAATGTTTACCGCCTACTTGCTTATCATTTGCTGACATTTTCTCTCCTTTCAATCCATTCGAATACTGCCGCTTTCCAATCTTCCGCTTTTATCATTTCAGCATATTTATATCCGCTTCCTTTTTTATTTTTACGAACATGAGACACCATGGCCATTGGGTAGGCCACTTCTTTGAAAAACTTGTGTGTGTACTTTGTTTCATCATTGAACGGATCTTTACAAAACCGATCGCAATCATGCAAAAAGCTAGCCCAACCTTCTTCAAATAATGGATAAGGTTTCAACCCCAATATCGCGTAGTAGTCGTAAGTGCTACTCGATGGCGGCTGCATCATATCTTTGCTCGCGTCATACAGATCTGCGTACAAATGAAGATTATTTGAGATCGTATAATAGGTTCCGATGGGGATTTTGAGTGCGATGGCGACAAATTCTTGTAGAATTGTAAAGTGTACCGCATTTGCACCTGCATAACCCCACCAGAAGTCGTTTGAACGATTGTTCACCATTAGATCTAAACAACCGTTTTTAATTGAGAAAATCAACTGTGTATTACAAGCACGATCTTTTGTATCGATAACCAAATCATTTGCATCCCAGAGCTGTATAACCGCTTGACGAGAGTCAGGATTATTAGTCAAATGCGCGATCAACATTACCAATTGATCTACACCAAACTGTTGGCGCATGCGGTAACCATAGGCCGCGTTGAAAACACGCCCATCATCGCTGTACGCTCCTATCCGAGAGTTGAACTGACTAACAAAAGCTAAATCGTTTCTTCCGGCTAGTATCCACAAACTTTCCATTAAATGAAAAATAGGATTAGCATCGCGCTGTGCATAAAAAAGAACTCTTTCTGTAGGATTAAATACTTTAGTTAATACTGGCTCTGGCATAACCCAAGCCTCGCCATTGCGGGTACTTGTTTTCTTAGCCGATACTTTGAATCTCCAAAGTGCATCTTCGAAAAGCGTATTTATATTTCTAGCTGAAATTTCCATTAAAATGCCTTTTCTGATTTATAAAGTTGTCTAGGAGCACCTTGCGTCAAATACGCACGCATATATTTATCATATTCGCACATAACATTTTGAACGTCATGAAGTGTTATATCTTTTAAATCTGCATTTGACCCTATTAACGCATTGCGTATGTCTAATAACTCGCTATTGAATTTCTCTTGTGTAATTTTATCCTTCAAATATCGATAGTGCAACCGATTGAGCCCTCTTATACTTCCTGGCCCTATCGGCGCCCAAGTAAATAAATCAGTAGCCTCATCAAGTTGATCTTTTATATACGACAAGTCAGCAGCCACTTGGCCAGCTATAAATGTTTGTATACCAAATGACGTAGCTAGCGCGGTTGTAACATTTTCAATTGACTTGCTTTCAACTTGCTTTCTTATCTCGTCTTTTATCTCGATGGTCGGCATTATTATATAATTACACAAGTTATACGCTTTTGTGTTACCTTTCATTCGAGTCGGATAAACTATATATGCACTTGAATACGTTTTTTGTTTCAATTGTTCAAGATCTTTCATCGCATTAAGAAACAGCTTCGCATCAAACTCTTCTACTGTATGCGGTATTGCGTTATATTCCATTAATTTTATAAGCGTTGGCGGCCAGTTTATCAAACGAGCTATTAGCGCTCTGAACCAAACATCGCCGGTTGTACATTTGTAATAATTATCAAGTAACCACTTTGATACTCGATCATGCTTTCTACGTACATTACAAAATCGATACTTCGCAAATATGGGGTCGTTAGTCAACGACAACGCACCACGTTCTTTTCTCAATCTTATTGATTCACGTTCATTGACTATACTAATTAGCACCTCATAAAATATCATTTTCACCCCTTTTAAAAATATCAAGCGTTTCATTGAATGCGTCCATATAATCAACAGTTAGTACTTTTACGCCTCCCATTGCATGAAGATTTTTGCAAGCAGCAAAAGTCGACTTATGCGCGCTAATTGTATTCTGAGGATTAAATGGACGATCATCTCCACGCTCTTTTCTACGTGCTAGGACGCGCTCTAAGCAAAGATCCAAAGGTGTGTCAAGGTACGCAGCAACATACGCACCAGTAGGTTTCAACATCTGAGTGGTTATGGCGTTTGGCCCGACCTTTGAAATCAATAATCCTTCAAGAAGAACATGGCCTTTAGGATGCGCGGCTAGCGCACGATCAGCTATCTCTTCTTGCGTACTGATACCATCTGTTCCTCCGCAAGTGTTGGCGTAAGACCCTATCACATAGAGCTTTTTCGCTAACCCTTCGGATGATAAATCAACTTCATACCCCCAATGTTTTTTACCATTCGGATCGGGCAGAGTTACAGTTGGATAATCAGTAAGAAACTTACGTGCTACTGTAGTCTTGCCACTTCCACTAGTTCCTCTGAGCGACAATATTATATTCATGAAGTTTTCTCCCATAAGATAACTTTCTCTAATGCTTGATAACGAAGTACTTGTAATTTCACTTTATCCATCGCTTTTTCAAGTTTGATTTTTGATGGCACTAACCAATCAGGAAAAAACGAGCTAACCATGAGCTCTCCTGCAGTAATCAATTTACCATTGTTATCCCGCTTTGCAGGTGGCGGTTTCTTGCCTATTATTAATCTCATTCTTCTCTCATCCAATTAATAAAATCAAACATCATATAAAACGCCATCCCACATGCGATTCCCTGCACGAAAATCCTAGCACCGTCCGTCATTGTCATCCTCCTTTAACTGTGGCGGTATGGAAAAACGCTCTGGAAACGTCTTAATATACTCACCAACAGCGTCAGCCATTGAACCAGCTTCACTTGATGCGCCAACTTTCATCACACCTTCACGCGTTGTTAGCCACCCCGCAAAATCATAGATGTCAGTTTCGGCAAGTCGATACGTCATTTGTTTTTCTCCCGTAATTTTTCTTGAATTGCAAAGTAAACATCAGTAACTGTAAAACTGCTCCAAGTTTTCATGCTGTCGCAAATCATTGTCAATTCATCTTGCGTCAGCCCAACCCATGTGCGTTGTGGTGGGTCTTTGTACAGCGGGATTCCAGCAGACCCATCCGTTACTTCTCGCCAAATGTTGTCAGTAAACTTGGCAAATTTACCTACAGGCTCTTGCTCTGACTGCTTTAAGGATTCTTTAATCGCGGTAATGGCGGCATACATTTCTGGTTCAAAGTCAGCCAAAATCCAACCATCTTTATTGACGCGTTCAATAAAATTAAGCGCAATCTTCAATGCTTTATCTTTACTCATTTGTTTTTCTCCCGCAATGCCGATTCAATGGCATCGACAAAGTTACGCGCATATTGAGGCACACGCCCATATTGCCCATAGTTAAGCATCTCCATGATTTCCTCATCCGTCAGCCCTACCCATGTGCGCTGTGGCAGTTCTGTAACTAAAGATTCAATCCCGCCATTGAGTTCAACGGCAACCCTTATGGTTTTGTCTGAAAATGAAACTCTGATGGTCATGCTTGTCCCCTTGCTCGGATAGAAACGCCAATCTGATATGCCGCACTTGATTGAATGGGCGCAGTCAAAAGTGCATTTGTATTGAATAATTGACTATCCGCAATCCTTGCACACGCCTCACGCTCGGCTTCTACTGCTTTGCGTATCTCTGCTTCTAACCCTGCCTTTGACCACAGCGACATTGGGCCAATTGCGGCTGTTACTTTTTGTATTGTGCATCGCCCACCTGCAAGTTCGCGCAATAAAATTTCTTCATCTTTAGTCACGATTGTCCCCTTGCTCGGATGGTTGCGGCAAATTCAGTTCGTGTTCCGTATCCAACGTATTCCTCACACACTTTTGCACACGCCTCACGCTCATCAGCACGAGCGGCAAGACAGCAGGGTTTGTTGGGTTGTATCTCTCGTGCATCCATCAGATTTTGCAATCTTGCAAATTTTTGTTTCCATGCGTCTTCTATTGTTTTTTGCATAGATTCTTCTAGTGATTTTGCGTAACGTTTGCCTATTTTTTCATATTCATCTTCCATTGTTTTTTTCCTTTAACTTAGCTTCAAGAGCTACCATCAAATCTTCATCGTCGTGAGATGGGTCACCCCAACCCACCACATCCCGCCAAAGTTTATTGCGCTCCTCATCTGTCAGCCCTACCCATTCGCATGGTGGGTGTGTGTAAAGGGGTTCCCAATTACCTTCGGTTGGTCTGCCAGCAATTTTGATCGAAAGCCTACCGTCCGGTAGTTTAGAGAACCACGCCACAGGGTCTTTACTCATATCTCTTCTCCTATTTTTACACGTGCATCTTCTTCCTTGGCCGCAGTCTTGTGTACACATAAATCCTCCGCTTTATGTCTAGCTATAATATTGCGTTGCATAAGATTTTTATTAAATATTGTTTTTATGCAATGCTTGCATTTCCACCTTTTTATCTTTCCCGACCAGTAAAATTTCCCCTTGATCTTTATTTGATGTGTTTGGCAGTTTGTGCAAAACTTCGTCTCTAGATCGCCATCCATACTTTCTCCATATTTTAGTAACGTCTGTTTGCGCCGCATTGACGTAAACGAAATTTTTATTAAGTATTGAAATCATATTTCCCCCAGTATATATTTAGCACGAAACGGTACTCCGGTTTCGGCAAATAAGCTCGCTTTGATTTTTCTCGGCGTTACTGTTTTTTCACATTCTTCGCGTAACCAGTCAGGCAACCAGCTAGCACGAATATCTTTAAATACGTTGGTCAGTTCATTCATGCCGCGGTTGTCGTACCATTTTATGCGGTCCCATCCCATATCGGCGTAAACGCCAGGATACCGCCGTGAGAAAAATCCATTCTTGAATTGACACAAACAAGACTCTAACGTAAACTTGTTCAAATGTTGGTGCCCGTTATAATCTAATTTGAATTCATTCAAAAATACTTCCGCTTTCTCTTCCAGTTGATTTGTTAATATGCTGAAGTCAATGTAATTCCCATCGTGAGAGTTAGGCTGTCGTTTGTCCCAGACATGATCGTCAAGACCCAACAAGAAAAACATGCCATTACGATGTGACCGTGATCCGTTCAAGTCATTAAAAACAAGAGTCTCACAATCCGCTCCATAACCGTTTAAATATACGTATTCAAGATACGAGAAACAGGACAGCCGTCCAAAACTGTAAATATTCTCAGCGACTTCCCAAAGATCTTTATAACTTTTATCTATTGAAAGCAACTTGGTTTGTGAGCCAGCTGCTTTAACTAATTCAGCATAAGAGTAAAGACCTTTGATAGTGTGTTTTTTCTGTTTATTTCGATCAGTATCAAAACTAAGAAGCGGCCACTCTTTGTCAAACCATGCTTGAAAACTAACCCACTCTTTTATGCTCTGTGGAATAGCAGGCATAAACTTAAAAATACGCAAACTAGTGATGGGGTTTTGAGTATGTCCATTGATCGCTGCAAACCAGAGCATCTCCTCATCAGTCCAGTTGAAATGCGATTTAAGTTTGGGCATATAAAGATAAACTAGCCCAGGATGAACTTTTAAAGCTAAATTCAACTTGTATAACTGAGAAAAATAGCTACGGCGGTTCTCTTTCAATCGATAGTCAGTCATACGTACCTCGCAAATAAAGGTAATCCAAAAACAACTAGCCAAAAGACCATTAACCACGTCACTGCCCACAATGTAATTTCACGTATCATTTGTCAACTCTCCTCAATCCATTTTTAGCTGAACCAGCAGGCAAGCGCAGAAACTCGGCTTGATCAGGCGCGGTTGGCTCTAATCGATAATAAAAACTGTTAGCATGATATGCGCACCCCGTAATTGAATACTTGTAACGCTCCCAAAACCTTCGACTCATTGAGTAAATATAACTCTTTCGGTCTGAGTCAATACGAGAGTCGATCTTATTGTAGTTTTTCCAACCCACATGATATCGACAAGAAGACCCATCAGTCATTACAATGTACTTGGGCTGCTTGGCGGTCATGCGACGCAGTTCTTGTTCCCAACGGCCTTTTAAGTAACGCCCCAGAGAGAAGAGCGGGAAGTCGCAAAGATACAAATCAGCGTACTCTGTGCCCAATACCTTTGTTGCGTCAGCATTTTGAATCTTTACGGGGTACTTGTTTAGCGAGTGTTCAAGTTGCTGTAAACAAGTCTCATCGATCTCGCTTATCACATGCACCTTCGGTTTGATCAACTCTTGCGTAGCGGTAGCAAATATGCCCACACCGCCAAAAGGTTCACAAACCAACATATTTAACGGCATGTTGCGCATAAGCCATGCTACGCACTGCACGTTTTTACCAGTTTCGGTAGGGCGTTTATTGAGATAGTCGTAATACGACACGCCACCTCCTTCCATTGCGCGGCCCTCTCCAGGAGTTAATTCAAACGGAAACTTATTTAGTATCAGCCACTGACTTGACATATAAACCTTTCTTCGCTAAATATTCGTTACGGTAGTCGATAAACCACCAAGGAGTAGCACCTTCATCTTTGAACCAAATCATCTTCATAGTATCCGCTTTACTCGCGTAGTACTTCTTATACGCTTCAACAAAATCAGACCCACGGAACTCTTCGGGCATGGCCTGCGGTGGTTGTACCCATTTACAGTTTGTTAACGCAGGTGGTGCATGACGCAGCTCTTTCTCAAACACCGCTTCACAAGCGTGCGTCTTTCCAAATCGCTTGCGAAACTCGCAGGCTAAATGAATCGCCAAATCAGACACAAACTTGTAATGCAGTTTTGACTCACGAACCCAGACCGCGCAGGGATGATTTTTATGAGTAGGCTTGTAAGTAACCGCGTCACCATTACCCAGCACATGATGAGCCGTAGCTAATAACTGGCAAGACTCAAGCAGCATTTTGCCAACGTGAATGTCAGCGTGATAGCGTGCTGAAGCAATTGCGGTATGATGGAGAAAGAAGATGTTCATACATTATTACCTTTATTGAGTTATTGAATTATCGAGATTAAATTATAGGGGAGGCCCAAACATAAAACAAGGACTTCCCCTAGAAAATATTACAAGTAATTCTCGGCTAACTCCCAGAGCTTCAAGTTGGTTTTAACAGTGCTGCCCATCGCCTTGATACCTAGCGTGCGGATGTTGCGCCCATTCGGTGACAACCCTCTAACCCCACCACGTATCAAATTCTCCTGCACCCGATTAAAGACGTTCCAGAGCGTCAAATCTTTGTCTTCATCGCGACGCACACTCAACAACTCGTCTTCAGTGACGTTTACCGAACGAATCTCTTTGGCTTGAGTCGCAAAGCTACGAGCGTCAAGTGGGGTCAGCACTTTGGACATGAACAGTTCTATTCTACGAGCCGACTCTCTGGCTGCTTCAATGACTTTGGTAGCTTCACCTACGACCCGTGTCTCCGTGACGTCTACGTGACGTGTACGGGAAGAATAACTAGAAGCTGACTTGACAATCAAACCGTTCGAGCAGACCATACGGAACAGCGCAGCTTCCATGCGTAACGAAGTTGATCCATCGTGCGAGTTGATGACTAATATCTCAGGGATGGTGCCATTGATTGCGGACATGTGGCTCTCGTGACGCATACGCAAAAAGTGTTTAACAACACGAGGATCACGTATGCGCGGTTTCAATGTGCTAGCCGACGTGACTAAAAATCCTTGCTCGCGCATGATCTCAATGACATCTGAAGTTTTGATGATTTGATATTTCTCAGAGAGTTTCTCGTATTTGATTGCGTCAGTAGCGCAAGCGGGAAGTTGTATTTTGTTTAGTTCGACCATTTTAATTCTCCTTAGATTTTAGCTGCGAAGTGTTGTTCAAAAACATCGGTAACATTCATATATGCATTGAAGCTATGGCCGCCCACGTGCCAACTGTACTCGCCCATCGGGGTTTCGCCTTCTTTCCAGTCATAAATACTGGCAACGCTGTCGTCTTCAAACTTAAACGTCCACTCACAAGTGACTTTGCCGTCGATGTCAGCGTTAGGGCCAATCTCAGGCTGGCCAAATACTTCTACGAGCTGAGCGTAAGTGGCTCTGAATTCGCCCTTGAGAGAAGTTCTATTAGTGTCTGCGGTTTTAGTGAAGTTCATGTTATTTCCTTTATTCGGTTATTGAAGTAATTTGCTACAGTTCAAACTATAAGCCAGTTGATTGTATTTGACAAGGACTTTTTAAAATAAATCTTAAGATTTATAATTTTTAATGTACTCTTGAGCTTCTTTACGAGTTTTGCATATCTCGCACAAGAAACTACGACCATCGTCTAAAATGGTCCAGACTTGCCATCGTGGTGCGTCATATGAATTTTGAAATCCAGATAAAACGTCTATTATTTTAAAAGTTTGCATTTTTATCTCTTATAGTAATTTTAAAGAAGTGTTAAGATTTGACCATTCGGCAAGAGAGACGATACGCACAGTGCCTTTGCTTACTGACTGTGTCCAGTGCTTTGCGATCACAAAGCGAACAGCTTGCAGTAAGGTTAAGGGTCTTGTTTTGTCCATCCATGTGTTGTTATAGTCATCGTGCATCACAACGATCCAGTTTTTTTGCCATTTGCTTTTCATTTTTATCTCCAAGTGAGGGGCCGAAGCCCCTGTGTTTATTGTTTGACAAGCATCCGCTTGCAACCATCGCAATCGCAAGGTACAACCGAGTGCTTGATGTCCGAACGCAACTCGCTCATTGAGTCGTATGCGTAGGTGTGACACAAGGACATCGGGTCATGCGTGAACTTCCAGCCACTGGGCAAATTTAAGATGAAAACATCTGGTTCGTCAGTGTCTACATCACGGGCCACATTGAGTTTGTATTTCATGGTGGTCCCCTGATTAGCGTGCGAACAAACGGATAGAAGCTGACACCTTGCAGATCTTTTTGTAAGGCTTGAGGTCATTTTCGGATAATGCGAGGTCTTCAACGATCTGTTTGTAATCGATGGACACACGCTCGGTAGGTGCAGAGACGGTCGCTTTGAAGAGCGAGCCCTCGTAAGAGCCTTTGCCTGCGCTTTTGAAAACGTTCTTGATAACTTCTGCTTGAGCTTCTAAGTCGGCGATCTGAGCAAGCAAGTGGCCTAAGCGGTCGAGTTCGGTAATTTGAAATTCTAGGGAGTTTTGCATTTTATTTCCTTTATTCAGTTATTTAGGTTATTTGGTAGAACAGGTACAACTATAAGCCAGTCCTCATCGTTTGACAAGGACTTTCTTAAAATATATTTTAGAAACCGTTTGCAGCTTCGTAACCGCTCTTTTTATCTAAGTAGACACCGCATTCGTCTTGAATGTCCACCCACTGAGAATAGTTCAATGAGTCATAATCGATCTCGCCATCTTCACCGATCACTTTGCACTGTACAGCCCACTGGGGTTGATCACTGGTGAAGGTCTCAACTTCGTAATCCGTGATCTCGATCGATACTTCTCTACCGTCGTCGAGTACCATGTTGAATTCATCATATTTGTAAGGGTTTGCCATTTCGTTATTTCCTTTATTTAAGTTATCAAACTGGAACTTCTGAGTGAATTATGGCTCATGTGTTTCAGTTTGACAAGGACTTTTTTATAAATATTTTAAAAAAGATTGTTTTCCGCTCTTTTATAAGCCAAAATTAGAGGGTCGTCGCTCTAGCCCCATTCGTTCTACCCACTCATCCTCCCAAGGAGCCGACGACATCTGCGCGATTGCTAGTCAATTGCTTGAGTGGGTAGACCTAATGGGGTTAGCTTTTTATAAACTTTGGGCAGGATCACATAATAATGGCAAAAAAGATAGATTGGGAGGCTTCGATCGCGGTCGACCCTCCAAAACGCACAAAACAAGAGGTTTCGCAAGCGCAGTTCATTCAGGCGTTGTTCGGTGAAGACGTCACTAGAGGGTGTTGTCACCACATAAGTCGTCGACCGAACTGGACACGATATACGATCTCAGCTAAAGACATTGATTTCAATCCTGAGCTGGACTGCTACTATTCGGTAGGGGCATTCATAGGGGAGGGGAACGAGAAGCAAGACTCTCCGTTTATGCGGGTACTCGTAGCTGATGACTACCCTCTCGAACGCCTAGACACACAACAACTAGCCCCGACTTACATACTTCAGACTTCTGACCGCAAGGTTCAAGCGGATGGTTCAATCAAACCGAGCTACCAAGTGGGGTTCAAGATATCAGATGGCAATAATCTTGAGCTCGCTGACGTAGTCATGCAATCGCTCTACAAAAGTGGATTCGCGGATAAGTCAGGTAACAATCGCATACGGCTAGCGCGGTTGCCCGAATCCACCAACAATAAACGGTCTGAGGACCCCTTCAGGGTAAAGTTGATAGTGTGGAACCCCACGGTGTCCTTTACTTTGAATAAAGTCGCTGAGGCGCTTGAATTAGACGTTCAAAAGCGGTCTTCGGCTCAGGACTTCGGCTTTGATCCCGCTACGTACGATAAGCTCAACATTAGTCAAGCGGTAACGGATATATTGTCGGGCACGTCGTTGCATGACAACATAAATCGTATCGCTATGAGCCAACTGGCCAAGGGCATGCGAGAAGCAGACACTGTTGACATGATAAAAGGCATCATGCTCAGTGCGAAAGCGGCATTTCAGCAACGCGGAGACGAAGAGCGCTGGGAGGAGCGGTTCTCAGACATCGAGCGGTCGGTACGCACGGCTTCTTCAAAACTGAAGGACAGGTCAGACCCTGAGAAACCATTACTGATACCCATACGGCAGTGGACTGACAAGATGGTGTCGCCCGACTGGGTGATCGACAACTTTATTGGCGAGGGGGTGCGCACTATCTCAGGTGCGGCAGGTAAAGGGAAAACTTCAATCATCTCACCGCTTTGTGCTAACATAGCGCATTTGATTGAGCCGAACTTTCTAACTCCTCGCCATCGTAGGGTGGTATTTTATTTCACTGAAGACACCAATCAACTGAACCGCATGATCTGCGGCATGAAGATACATCAGAGCCGTCCATTTGCTAATCTACACGATGAGTGGGCTAAGTATTTCAAAATACACTTGACGCAACGGTATAAGGCGGGTGACATTGAGGATATCGCTAAACACATAAAAAACTTCAACACAGAGCAAGATGGCAAGTCGGTGCCTCCGCTCGTGGTGTTTGACACTCAAGCGGCCTCTTTCGATATCGACGATGAAAACAACAATGCCGAGCTCTCTAAACTTCTATCTCAGCTGAAAATACAGTTCTGGGAGACGCATCGTATACCGGTCTGGGTGGTGACCCACATCACTAAAGACACGATGAGCTCTGGCGACTACGAAAAGCTCACTGCGAGGGGGGCAGGCTCAATAGTAGGGGATTCAAACGGTACATTGGCTATTGTAGAAGCGGAAGGCGTCCAAGGCCGTATTCTGGGCAATGTGAAAGATCGTGATAATGCGGTCAGAAAAGAGGTGAGAGCAGAAATAACGCACCACGTGGCCGATGGCCTGACTCCATACAACGAACCCGACAAGATAGACTACTACACAACGGAATACTTTGAAAGCTCCAAAGAACTGAGGATCGAAAACCGAGAGGAACGAGCTGATACTGTAAACCATCAGAAGATTTACGATGCCATGCGCACATTAAGTAAAAACAACCTTCCGGCTACTGCACGGCAATTAAGAGAGGTTACGAGCATCAATCATGGCACCATTGGACGACTTCTTCTTGATATGATCTCTCTAGGAAAGATTGAGCACGTAGTGTTAACCAACGACGAACTTAAGCAAAAAGGCTGGCATGCTAAACAGAACGAAGTGTATCGATTCACGGGAGATTGGGGGTGGAAGCTATGATTTTGATAAAAACCGATAGAAGAACCGAAGAGACCATTTATAATCAATGGGTTACGTTCTATCGGTTCTATCGGTTCTTTTATCGGAACTTTTGGAACCGAGAGAAACCAAGTTCAACCTTTACCTCTTCATTTGGGGGGGTTTTTGACCCCCCAAAAGAGGTCAAGTTGGGGGTGTTTCGGTTCTATCGGTTCTTCGGTTTTTTGCTTAAGGGAAAACCGAAGAAAGAACCGATAGAAGTTCCGATAGAAATGAGGTGTTTGGGAAGCGTGATTTTGAAGCGGTTTTTCATGCGGTTTGCGAAAACAGGAAAAATCAGGCATAATGCGGCAAAAGATGAAAATCTTTCAACACTTTAGGATCTTATAAAGATGCCACCAAGCAAGTTTTCCGACGAAACGAGAAAAAGTATTTCCGATAAGATGAAAGGAAACACGAACTCGACGAAGCACAAACCGTTCATTGAGATGTTGAACAGGAAAATCATACAGGATCCGAAGAAACTCGAGCGCATCGTCAATAGACTTCTGAAACAAGCGGAAGATGGAGAAGGTTGGGCCATTAAAGAAGTGGTCGATCGTTTGGATGGTAAGGCGGTTCAAATACAAGAGATCAGTGGCCCAGACGGAAACCCGATCGAAATTGAAAACGCAGGAAAGTTTGCCAACGAGCTTCTAACTGAACTGTTACGCAGTAGACAAAAAGAGGCTAAATGATGGAAGACTTTAAACCAATGAATCGACAGACCGTACCCAATCCGATGACTTTAGAGCAAATGGCAGAGTTATTCGGCATCGACATGAAAGACGACAAATCGGTCGTTCAAATGATGGAGATTGTAGACCGCGTAAGAATGATAGAACGATTTCATGGCATAGTTTAATGGATGACGCAGTAATAGAGCGAATTGCTCAGCGCATAGAAGAGAAGAAAGACGAGCTCGCTTTGTTACCCGCACCGATGCGTGCTGCGGTAAAAGCTCGCATCAAGTGGTTGAATCTTGCTAAGTCTCACCAAATACCTCCGGCGGGAGATTGGTGGGACATCTGGCTGTTACTTGCTGGTCGAGGTGCAGGCAAGACCCGTACTGCTGCCGAGGATATCTGGTGGCTGGCTTGGTCTACTCCTGGAACGCGGTCTCTGGTCTCAGCACCGACCTCAGCGGACGTACGGGACGTTTGTTTTGAAGGTGAATCAGGCTTGATGAGTATAGTGCCTCCAGAAATCGTCAGAAACTATCGTAGCAGCTACCACGAGCTCGAGCTGACGAATGGCTCACTTATCAAAGGAATTCCTGCCAGCGAGCCTGGAAGGTTCCGTGGACCTCAGTTCCATCGCGGTTGGCTAGACGAGCTTGCAGCGTGGGACTACCTAGACGAAGCTTGGGACATGATCGCCTTCGGCATGCGGCTCGGCCAGCATCCCATCACGATCGTCACTACGACGCCAAAACCTAAACCCAAAATCGTAGAGCTGATAGATCGCGATGGTGACGACGTTGTGTACGTCTCGGCTAGCACCTACTCGAATATTGACAACCTTGCGCCATCGTTCAAGAAGCAGATACTTCAATACGAGGGAACCACGATGGGTCGGCAGGAGATCTACGCCGAGATCATCGATCCCGAAGAGTCCGGTGTCGTCAAACGCAACTGGTTTAAACTTTGGGATGCTGAGAAACCTCTACCTCAATTCGAGTACGTCGTACAGAGTTACGACTGTGCCACATCCGACAAGACTGTTAACGATCCGACTGCTTGTACGGTTTGGGGGATCTTCAAGCCTAACCCCGACAAACCGGTCAGCGTCATGTTGATCGACTGTTGGACTGAGTACCTGAAGTACCCAGACCTCCGACCGAGGGTGATAGAAGAGTACAAGTCAGTCTACGGCGATATGAACGAGTTCGGCAACGGGAAAAAGGTCGACATGATATTGATCGAAGACAAGTCGGCAGGCATCTCGTTGATACAGGATCTTCAACGAGCTGGCCTACCGATACGCTCTTACAATCCAGGAAACGCCGACAAGATGATGAGGCTAAACATTATTTCCCCCCTTATCGAGAAAGGTCGGGTATACTTGCCTGAATCTTCTAAAAATGAGGGGCACGCTCGAGATTGGTGTGAGCCGTTGATCAACCAGCTTTGTTCGTTTCCTGATGTGCGGCATGACGATCTGGTTGACAGCACAACGCAAGCACTACGGATTCTTCGAGACTTGGGTTTTTTGGTGATTGATTATATCCCAGACGATACGGATATGTACATAGACGACACTAGACCTAGAAGGGTTAACCCATATGCCGTATGACGCATTAGGCAACTATGTTCCAGGAGATGATACTCCTACATCCGATGACATGAGCTACGCTACATCGGTACCCACAGCGCAATCTTATCAGCAGCAACGCATGGCTCGTGTGCCACAGAATCTACAAGGCATGGGCGCACCAGCACGTGGCCTGACTGATCTATTGACCGGCGCAGCCAAAGGCACATTAGCCGCAACAGTAGGTGCTCCAGGAGATATAAGCCAGATGCTGCGGGACATGTCGCCTGAAGTCAGGGCGGTCATGGAACGTAAGTTTGGGTCACGAAGCTTCCCTACGACGCAAGAGACATTGCCCTACATCCCGTCAACAAACCTCTCGGGTACGAATGTCGGAGAGACGGGCACAACGTTAGGTTCAAACATCGTAGCGCCATTGGCCGGTCCGCAGCTCTTAGGTGCAGCTGCCCGTGGCACAGCAAAAGCAGCCAAGGCTGCCGCCCCAAGCGTAGCGCAAATGGCAGCTGAGCTAATGGAGAAGCAAGGCCTCGGCCCAATGTATGTGGTCAAGCCTAATAAGGGTGGCAACTGGCTAAAGGACGAGGTTGAGCATGCGGTGAAGCCGCTGAAGTCTCGTACCCCTGCTATGGGGCCATTTGGAGACCCTGTACCATACCATTTGCAAGACATTGCTAGTGATAACCCCGTTAACGCCTGGATCGACAAGAAACTTGTGCCGTATATCAAAAATGAGATGGGCACACCGGAAGATCCAGTTCGGCTAGGCATTGAGAAACGTGTTGCGGACGCTGAAGCTAGAAAAGCGCAAGGTGAAAAGCGTATAGCTAAACTTCAGACGGCAGTAGCTGAAGGCGAACGACTTGGTGCACCGTCGCAACTAACACGTGATCGGTTAGCAACTGAAATTGATAACGTTGCAAATCAGTACAACACTGACATGGCATCCGTCATGCACTCCGACGATTTAAACTATAATAATAACTATACTCCTCGTAACCAAATGTCGACGACAGCGCAGTCTAAGCACTGGGAAGGCGCAAGTGACATACAAATCGGTGAAAACAAGGCAGGAGAACTGATAGAGGAAAAACCGTTCCTTGTAACTGGCCCATTTAACGCTCGCTTAAAAACACGAGAAGAAGCACAGGCATATCTTGACAGGCTAAATAAGCTGGGTGAATTTGCGCCTGAGCTAGCTAAAAAATTGCGTTTATATCCACCAAAGATTGTAGAAACAGGCGCACACATTGAAAATCCATGGCTCAAAAAAGTTGCATCTGATACGCCTGTGTACAGGATGTCAACGGGCGTAGATGACGATTTGCAGTTTAAGCATCTTACCGACGAGCTGAAGAACGCACTGAATCCGCAGTCAGGTCTTCCACCTGAGCTATTGCTTTCACCGAATAAGATGCCTAAGACCGTTGATGATGCCATAGCGCATGTTGGCAAGATCAATGCGTGGCGAGCTCGTAATATGGCGAACGCGCAAATTAAAATTACTGAGGGGATGCCAGTTCACAAACAGTACCCCGAAGGTTACAAATGGCTTGAGTTAACAAAACCCAAACTGCCAGACGTATTGCCAGACGCATTGCCAGAGGGCTACACAGTCAAACCTACTGAAAAGGAGGGCTGGTTTTCGGTTCACGAACCACCTTCCGAAAATTATCCCAATGGACGAAGCACTGGTGCAGTGGGTCGATCGCCCGAAGAGGCTATTGCTAATCATGATTTTAGTAGAGACGCTCTTGATAAAGCCCTCAAGTATGAAGGCGCGACCATGGGCCACTGCGTTGGAAGCTATTGCGAAGATGTTGAAAGTGGAAGATCTCGCATTTATAGTTTACGTGACGCAAAAGGTGAGCCTCATGTGACTGTTGAAGTCATGCCTAAAAGTATTAACAATTGGAAAGATGTTAAGGCATTAGTTGGCCCAGAGAAAGGCGAGGAATTGCTTGGGGAATTCAGCCAGTTGCCCGATGTTTCTGAGGGAGATACTTACAGAAAGTTTATTGATTTTATTGAAAGCAAAGGAATTAAAGCGCCTGAGATTATCAACCAAATCAAAGGCAAAGGCGACGGTGCGGTTAAGGAAAAATATTGGCCATATGTGCATGATTTTGTTAAATCACAACCATGGAGTAAAGTTCGTGAGTTAGAAAACGCTGGACTAATGCCTTTTAAAGGCGGCTATATTACTGAGCCTGAATTTAAAGCATACACAAAATCAGTTATAGACCCTGCAAAAGAGTGGTACTACAATTCGCCTTATCATCAGACGTATAAGCAGGACTTTGATCGTAAGTCTGATTTGTACAAAGACTTAAATCAATGGTCTGAAAGAACTAACATACCTGTAGGTCGACAAAAATTTAGTATTTCTGATATTAACGGTGTGCTTTCTGATACAGGTGGCCATGATATATCGACGCTGGAAAACGTACGTGATGCCGTTGACTGGTTAAAAGCAAATCAACCAGAGATACCAAAGCATCTATTGCCTGAGACGCCGCCCACAAAAGGCATGAAAGACGGCGGTATCGTGCACATGAAAGAAGGTGGTAGAGCCATACCAAACGGCTTTGATCTTAACCAGTATATGCCTTCTGCACCGGCTAATGCGCAGCCTATTGCTACGGAGCCTACGCCACAAGCCACTATTGAGCAGATGCGAGCAGAGTTGCAACGAGCCAAAGAAGGCACACAAGCGTTATCAGCGCAGTTTCCGTCAGTTAAACCGGCGTTTCCTGACTTAGGTAAAGCGTATGGCGCAACTGAAGCTGCAGGCAATATGCTTTACAATACTGCAATAGCGGTTCCAGGCGCATTTGGTGCTGTAGGCAAGAGCATTAACGACTACGCAGCAGGTCGTACGCCCTATCCTGCAACGTCGCTAGACACGCATATGGGCGACTTTATGCAACAATATGGCTCAGCGCCTAGTACGCCAACGGGCCAAGAGTACTATAACAAAGCATCCGAAGTTTTAAGCAACATACCGCCTGTAATGCCTGAGTTACATGCTGCGCCATCGATAGCGCAGATGAAAGCTGAGTTGCAGTATGGCGCAGCTAAAGCTGCACCGCATGCAGGAAAAGCTGTACATAATATACTTGAAGCGCAAGGTTTAGGGCCTAGCTATGTTGTACCGCCTGAAAGTGTGCATCCAATTCTTGATCGTTTACAGACTACAGTGTCGCCCAAAATCGCGCATGCTGCGTCAACGTCAAAAGAAACAGGTAAACCGCTTGTTCAGCATCTTACTGATAAAGAGCGCGATACGATTATGAATGCATCTCTAATTCTTAGACGGTCGCAACTAGGCGATATTTTTGGGCCTAATGGTCGATTATTGAATGTGCATGAAAGTGGCAAAACAACCGCAGCAGCAGGTGCTAAAAACTCTATTAAAATTCGTTCGGAATGGGAACCTCAGTTTCTTGGTGGAACAGACATTAATTACGGCTATTTAACGTCTAACCCGCTAAGTACGACTAAATTACCTGTTGAGCTTCAATACAATAAAAAAGGTGACCCGTATCTTATGCCTGCTGATGATGTTATTCATTACGGGTCATACGGGCTTGAATTAGGTCCTGAAGCAAGAAGTAGATCGACGTTTACGTTAGGAGACTCTCTTGACGGAGGCCGAGGAAACTATGCAACGGCTGAAAGCATTATCAACCCTCCTGGCCCGCGCCACGACATTGCACAGCCAGGATCGATATTGCATGATCTTGCTAAAAACTACTGGGATACGTATTTGCCGATTATTGATAAAATGCGCAGTAAAACCGGTGTTATTGATCACTATGCTGCTGCAGAAATGATGAAAGAGCTTGGATTTGCAGGTCATTTCAGAGACTATTTGGCACAAGAAGGGTTTGGGCAAATGGGCGCCAATTTTCCTAGATTATCGCCTAGGCCAATTAACGACCCGCGGTCTACGCCACTAATGAATACTGAGAGATTTAACTTAGGGGTTCTTGATCGACAAATTGATCGATCGTTGCCTTCAATGGGCGCGGATTACATAGAAGGTCAGGTTCACGGAGGCGTACAGCCGCAGGACGTTACGCGACTATACGACTTTAACTATGAGCCTAGTCTTGCCGTTGAAAAGAGAGCTAAGAAGTTTGGCATTGAGTATGTGCCTATGCCAAACGATACAATCTACAGTCTTGTGCAAAAAGAGCAACCTAAAACAAAACGTGAACTTGCTGAGCTGCTAGGCCCAGAACGGTTTCGAGGCGCTAAAAATTATCTGCCTTCGAACAAATCACAAGCATCATGGGCTGATGCGCCTGCTCCTAAATTCGGCAAAAGTTTCAAAAACGGCGGCGTGGTTCATATGCAAGAAGGCGGTAATGTTAACATTGACGAAATGCGCTTAGCGCTAACAAGGGGTAGATAATGGCTTTAGAAATGCCCATTCCACAAGATTACGATCGTCATATTGACGGTATCGCCAATTCACCTGAAGCACACGACTCTGTCTATGAGCTATTTGAGCAGGAGGCACCTGAGGTTGAAGAGTTGCCCGATGGCTCAGCTATAGTCAGAATGAAAGACTTGAAAGGCCCAGACGACAATCCAAACTTCTATGAAAACTTAGCCGACAAGTTTGACTCATGGGACCTTTCAAGCCTCGCATTAAAGTACCTCGAGCTTATTGAGAAAGACAAACAAGCTCGAGAAGACAGGGATAAACAATACGAAGACGGGATACGCCGGACTGGGTTAGGTCAAGACGCTCCTGGAGGCGCGCAGTTTCAAGGTGCCTCAAAGGTGGTTCATCCAGTCATGGCGGAAGCCTGCGTTGACTTTGCAGCCCGTGCTATTAAAGAGCTCTTTCCGCCTGATGGCCCAGTGCGGTCTAAAATTATTGGCGACGTTACGGAAGAAAAAACTAATAAAGCAGATCGCAAACGCGACTACATGAACTGGCAAATCACGGAACAGATTGAAGAGTATCGTGACGAACAAGAGCAGATGTTTACGCAATTGCCACTAGGTGGTAGCCAGTATTTTAAAATCTGGTATGACCACCAAAAACGTAGACCTTGCGCTGAGTTCGTGCCCATTGACAATATTTATTTACCGTTTGCCGCGGGTAACTTTTATACCGCTGCGCGTATGACGGAAGTTCAAGACATAACGCAAGAACAATATGACATACGAGTTCAAGACGGGTTGTATGCCGATCTTGACGTTTATCGCGCTCCAATGGAGCCCAATGAAAGCAAAGCGCAGAAAGCTAACGACAAGATTGAAGGCCGCAATCGTAAGCATGACAACGTAGACGGCGTGCGGCGTGTATTTCATATTCAAACATGGCTTGAGCGAGATGATGACAAGATTACTGGCGGCCAACGTGCGCCTTATATCTTAATGCTTGACGAGAATGAGCGCGGTGTTATTGGGCTATACCGGAATTGGGAGGATGGGGATGAACGGTTTACGAGACTGGATCACATTATCGAGTTTAAGTTCATTCCTTGGCGCGGTGCTTACGCAATTGGTTTGCCTCATCTTATTGGTGGGTTATCTGCTGCTCTTACTGGCGCTTTGCGTGCTTTGCTGGATTCTGCTCACATAAACACCGCGCCAACGATGTTGAAGTTGAAAGGCGGCAAAATATCAGGGCAATCAACTAGCATTGAGCCTACGCAGGTATCTGAGATTGAAGGCGCTCCAGGTGTTGATGATATACGCAAGATTGCAATGCCTGTGCCTTTTAACCCGCCTTCGCCAGTACTATTCGAGCTTTTAGGCTGGTTGACTGCTGCTGCCAAAGGCGTGGTTACTACGTCAGAAGAGAAGATTGCAGATGTAAGTAGTCAGGCTCCAGTAGGCACAACGCAAGCATTGATTGAGCAAGGCGCAGCGGTGTTTAGTTCTATTCATGCTCGTATGCACGCCTCCCAGCATCGAGTGTTTAAAGTCCTAGCACGTTTGAACCGTTGGTATTTAGACGAGCAATACAAGAACGACATCATTGAGGACTTGAATGTCACGGCGGCAGACTTTGAGTCTAACTCTGATGTCATCCCCGTTAGTGACCCGCACATTTTTGCTGAGTCACAGCGCTACGCGCAGATTCAAACGCTAGCAGCTCGTGCGCAAGCTAACCCTGATTTATACAACCGCCTTGAGGTTGAGAAACGTATTCTTAAGCAGATCAAGTTGCCTGATATTAATTCATTGCTACCTGATCCGCAAGAAACTCAAGACATGAATCCTGCGCTTGAGAACGTAGCTATGACCATGGGTGACCCTATCAGCGCGTACCCTGCGCAAGACCATATGTCACATTTTATGACGCATATGCTTTATGCTAAAGACCCGTTATTTGGTGCTAACCCTGCCATTATGCCTAAGTTTGTACCGGCTTGCATTGAGCATTTGAAACAGCATTTAACGCTTTGGTACTTATCAATGGCCGATGGGTACACCAGTGCGGCGCTGGGTAAACCGTATGACGTGTTAAAGGTGCAACCTACAATAATAGAAGCGCAAAAGTTATTAGCCGCTGCAGTGCAGCATGTGCATCAAGACGGCAAAGAGCAATTAAGCGCCATAGGGCAAACAATGGGGCAAATGCATCAAATGCTTCAGCAATTGCAACAGCAACAACAGCAAGGGCAAATACCTGTTGATCCTAACATTACTGCTCAAGTTCAGGCTCTTATGCAAACTTCCATGGCTGAAACTCAGCGCAAAGCTCAAAAAGATCAAGCTGATCTACAGTTAAATGCACAAAAGCTACAACAAGCGCAAACAGATGCGTCACAAAAATTGCAGACTGATGTTATCCTTAACTCGCAAAACAATCTTACCACTGAGCGCATCAAGTCAGCTGAGCTTAGTAAAGACGCAGCACAGTTACAGCATGAGCAACTGAAAACTGTTATGGAAGCTCACGGTCGTATTCAAACAAATTTAGGAGATAAAAATGTCAGAAGCCATTAGTATGCATAAACGCATGGCGATGTATGGCCAAGATGAAGCAACGCATCTTAAGAAAGGAGGCAAGGTAGCAAAGTTTGCAAAGGGTGGCGCGGTAGGTGCTTATCCTGAGCGTGGTGTAACTAATCTTCCGGCTAAAGGTGTTAAGCCTAAGATTGAAAAACCTGTACCCCATGCTATTGCAACAATGAAAAAGGGTGGTGGCGCTAAAAAACACGGTGTAGGTCTAACCGTTATTATGGCGATGCCAGTCAAAAGAGGTGCTGGGCGAGGACGTTAATGGAAATTAGCGCCCTCATTACGCTGATCAAACACCGGCAACAAGAAATTGTTACTGGGATGGCAAACGGGAATTGTATAAATTTCGAGAGTTATCAACGTTTGGTTGGCCAGCATGTGGGATTGCAAGAATGTTTGCAATTTATTGATAACTTACTAAACGAGGAAAGAAATGTCGAATGACGTTACAGAACAGACGCTTGATGAAGCGTTTCCTGCAGTAGACCCAATGATGGCGCCTTATGGTGGTAGAGTTTTAGTGCAAGTGCGCGCTGTAAAAGAGCGTGTAACTTCTGCTGGGATTCATCTGCCTTCAGAAACAAAAGAAACCGAGAAGTGGAATACCATGATCGGTAAAGTAATTGCCATTGGGCCGCTTGCATTTAAAAAGCGTGATACGATGGAACCGTGGCCAGAAGGTTCCTGGGCTCAAGTTGGTGATTTTGTACGCTTTCCTAAATGGGGCGGTGATCGTTGGGAAGTAGAATTTACAGACGCAAGTGGCATTAAAGGCCAAGCGTTATTTACTTTCTTCAATGACCACGAACTGATTGGAAAAGTAACCGGTGATCCGCGCGGCATTCGCGCATTTATCTAAGTTTTGAAAGGAAACTGATATGACACCTACCGATAAGGTTGAGATGCAAGTTGCAGAAGCGCAAGACGGGGGCGCTACTGTTGTTTTACCACCCGATGTGCCGACTCCTGATACAGTTTCACAGGACGAAGGTTCTGACTCGCATCATGATAATGATTCATCGAGTCAAAACGAATCTAATGATGGTTTAGACAGCGATCCCGATCGAGAAGCTATACGTGCTGCTCGTCGAGAAGAACGAAAGCTCAAAAAACAGATTCATCGTGAAAAAGCACGTGAGTCTAATCATCTTATAAGTGCTTTAAAGAAACAAAATCAAGACTTAGCTGAACGATTGGCTAAAGTTGAGCAAAAGACTTCAGGTGCCGAGCTGGCACGGGTCGATAAAGCTATTGATGACGCTGGCGTACAGTTAGAATACGCCAAAATGAAGATGCGAGAAGCGGTTGCATCACAAGATGGAGAAGGTGTAACTCGATCTGAGGAGATGTTATATGAGGCTCGACGTAAGGTTGAAGCGTTAAAAAACCTAAAACAACAAGCCACTAAACAGATGTCTCAGCCACAGCAGAATATTCAGGTGCCTGCACCCGAAGTTCAGCGATTGGCGTCAGAGTGGATGGAGCAAAACCCTTGGTATGACCCTCATGGAAAAAACGAGGAGTCTCAAATAGCTCAAATCGTTGATAAAAAGCTAACTGAGGAAGGTTTTGACCCCTCTAACATCGATTATTGGGACGAATTATCAGATCGTCTTAAAAAATACATGCCTTCTTCGCAAAACAAGGGTTATAATGACCAGAATAATAGGAGACCTAGGTCTGTTATGACAAGTTCGGGAAGAGAATCTATAGCGTCAACCAGAGGGAATGAGTTTAGACTCACTCCTGATCGTGTCGCCGCTATGCGAGAAGCCGGACTATGGGATAACCCCAAAAAGCGTGAAGATGCAATTCGCAAATACGCTGAATGGGACCGTCAACACAAATCTAGGAGTTAATTATGGACGATCGTTTAAAAAAGAATGTTACTTCAGGGCGTGAAAGTCGTGCAGTTGATGACCAAAAACGTCGCGCTCCCGAAGAAAGTTTTGTTTCATCTGAGGAACGTCGTAGGATGTTCCGTTCGGAGTGGATGCAAGAAGCACTTCCGACCCCGCCTGAGATTCCGGGCTTTCACTTATGCTGGCTGTCTTCTACTAATCAGTATGACCCGATACATAAACGCTTGCGCATGGGATATACTCAAGTAAAAGCCGAAGAAATTCCTGGCTTTGAACATTTGAGAATTAAATCCGGTGAGCATGAAGGCTTTGTTGCATGCAATGAAATGCTGCTCTATAAGCTTCCGATGGACGTTTATCAGGATGTAATGGCAGAAATGCATCATTACGCCCCGTTAGACGAACAAGAGAAGATTAAAGTTCAGCAAGAACAGTTGCTAAACAGTGCGCGTGATAGTCAAGGGAATTCACTTATTAAATTAGAAGGTAACGGCATGAACTTTGACCAAACTAAAGAATCACCCACTTTTGCGTGATTTTAAATATAGGAGTTAAACATGTCTGCAGTTAATGCTCCGTTTGGTTTGCGCCCAGCTTTCTTCCCCACTGGGTTGGAACGTGCTCAAGCGCTAGCCAACGGTATTACTTCCGGTTATAGCGGCAACATCCTTAAAGGACAAGCCGTGCAATATAGTCCTAATGCTGGCGTCATTTTGCCAGTCCTAGACACCACTACGAACTCAGGTCTTGTATCTGGCTCGTTTCAAGGCGTCGAATGGACTGACACTACAGGTCGGCGTCGCGTATCTAACTATTGGCCTGCAAACACCAGTTATATTGCTGGATCTTGTATTGCTTATTTCTATAACGATCAGCAAATCGTTTATGAAATTCAGGCTGATGGCTCAATTGCGCAAACGGCAATCGGTAATGAAGCCAATCTTTCTAACTTTACGGCGGGATCAACAACCACCGGTCTTTCCCAAATGACTTTATCTGCCTCTTTGGTAGGTTCAGCATCAGCTGGTCAGTTCCGTATTGTTGATATTGCGCCATATGCTGACAATGCTTGGGGTGATGCGTACACGGTAGTTCGTGTGCAAATCAGCAAACCTCAGTTTGTAGCTACCGTTAACGCAATCTAAAGGAGAATAGACTATGGCAGCCCCGATGAGAAGTACGGACTTCCGGTCAATTGTTGAGCCTATTCTCAACGAAGCATTTGACGGAGTTTATGATCAACGTTCCAATGAGTGGGAAACGGTTTTCCGTGAGCAACAAGGTATTCCACGGAACTACCATGAAGAACCGGTTCTTTACGGTTTTGGCGCGGCACCTCAGTTACCTGACGGGTCTCCCGTTACGTATCAACAAGGTGGCGTATTGTTCTTGCAACGCTATGTCTATAACGTGTATGGTTTAGCCTTTGCTTTGACCAAAGTTTTGGTTGAAGACGGTGATCATATTCGTATTGGTCAAGTATACGCAAAACATCTGGCTCAGTCTTTGGTGGAAACCAAGGAACTGTTATGCGCTAACATCCTGAATCGTGCTTTTAATAGCTCGTATACCGGCGGTGATGGCGTGTCTTTGATTAATACTGCGCATCCGATTGTGAACGGTTCATTTAGCAACCAGTTAAGTACTTCTGCTAACTTGTCCCAGACCTCTCTTGAGCAGATGTTAATTCAAGTTCGCCAAGCTGTGGACAACAACGGCAAGAAAATCCGTTTGCAACCTCTGAAATTGGTTGTTGCTCCCGGAAACGTGTTTCAAGCCGAAGTGTTGTTGAAGTCAGTGTTGCGTACTGGTACCGCCAACAATGACATTAACCCGATCAAATCGATTGGTTTAATGCCCGAAGGCGCTTCAGTAATCAGCCGTTTGACTTCTGCCACTAACTGGTGGGTACAGACCGACGCACCTGAAGGCATGAAACTGATGATGCGTCGTGCATTAGAGAAAACCATGGAAGGAGATTTTGAGACTGACTCGATGCGCTATAAAGCCACCGAGCGTTATATTCCTAACTGGACTGATCCTCGCGCGATGTACGGCACTCCAGGCGTTTAATCGCCGAAGGCTAAACGGGGGAGCCTTAATCCCCCGTATAACTTTGTCTAAACTTTTCAAGGAGAAAGACAATGCCCCAATTTAGCGATGACCTGTATCTGGGCACTTGCCAGACGTACATGGGAGTTGGTAACAACCCCGTTAGTGCAACTTTTACTGGCTCAATAGCCGCAACGACTCTTACTGTTACTGCTTTACTCTCAGGTGACCTAGTTCAAATCGGTCAATTTGTTACTGGCTCAAGCGTTACGGCAGGTTCATATATTACCGCTTTTGTTACTGGAACCGGCGGGATAGGTACTTATACGGTAAGTGCTTCATCCACGGCGTCTAGTACTACCATGTATTTGTCTGGAAATGCAGCAATTAGCGACCCAACCAATATGGACTTAGGCGTTGGGCCACTGGGTCGAGTTTATGTATTTGACGTTATCCCTGAAACTAAATCAACAACCAACATTGCTACAGCAAGCGTTTACACAGCTACTGTCACTTTGACTGCAGGTGCCGGAACTAAATCAATTGTACGTTCTGATGGTGTTACGGTTGTGCAACTTGATTGCCCTCGTGCTGTTTCAACAACTACTGGTGCAGGATCACCAACCACTCGCAACGTTACCATTTCTGGCTACGACTATTATGGTCAAGCTATGAGCGAAGTGATTGCAACTGGTGCTGTTGCTTCGACGACTGTTAACGGCAAGAAAGCATTTTTTCAAATTAGTGGTATCACAATTTCTGGCAGTCCGGTAGTTACGGTTGCAGTCGGCACGACTGATATCATTGGTCTTCCAGTTCGTGTGATTGATGCGGCTTACATTATATCTTCTGGATGGAATAATACTTTACCTAATGATGCAGGGACCTTTGTTGCCGCTGTAATGACTAACCCCGCAACAACAACGACTGGTGATGTACGTGGTACTTATGTGCCTTCTAGCGCAACTGATGGGCAAAAACGTTTGGTAATGGCACTTGCTGTTCCTGCATTAGCTGTTGGCCCAAACTCAACTCGCCTTGGCGCTCTTGGCGTAACGCAAGCCTAACTAGGAGACAGACATGGGTAAATTTAAACGTGAACCAAAAGAAGCAACCACTGAACCTTCGGTTAATGAGCTTAGTCATGAAGGTATGAAGCGCGGTGGTAAAGCGCATAAGAAGCATATGGCTATGGGTGGTAACCCTATGATGCGTTCGCCTTTAGCTCGTCCAATGGTGCGCCCAGGAATGCGTGCAGGTGTTGCGCCTTCCGTTGCTATGCCTCCTGCAGCGTTAATGCGTAAAAAAGGCGGTGAAGTTGAAAGTGCCGCTACGCATAAAGCTGAAATGCATGAAATGCGTAAAATTGAAAAAGAGCTTAAACATCATGAAAGTGAAAAAGCCGGTAAAGCGCATCATGGTTTGAAAAAAGGTGGAATGTATCGCCCAACTCCAGGTGGCTTGCTGTCTGAAGGTCGTGCGCACGGTAAAGGCACTACCGGTGGAATTGAAGGCGCAGGTTACAAACATGGTGGCATGAGTAAAGGAGGCACTATGCATCCTAAAATTGATGTGCAAGATAAAGTTGTTGGTGCTAAACAAGTCAAGTCTCTTAGTACTAAAACTGGTGGCATTGAGGGTGCTGGCTATAAGCATGGTGGGCGTAGCAAAAAACACCATTATGCAAAAGGCGGTACTGTATCTGATGGTGTAGCAAATCGTTATCTTGATGATATGAAAGATGGTAAAAAAATGCCTACTAAAAAATTAGGCACTAAAGGCATCAGCCAAGCACCTGCTGGTTATAAACATGGTGGCCATGTATCGCACCCTACAACGTATGGGCATAAAGACAATGGTCATACGCGCCAACATGAAATGCAAGATGGTCATGGTCATGAAAAAATGGCTGCCCACCCAATGAAAAATGGTGGAAAAGCACATACTACTAAAATTTCTACCTGTATGCAAAAAGGTGGTAAGTGTAACTACTAAAAGCCTAGGGGCTTCGGCCCCTGCTTTTAATTGGAGAAAAGTATGACTATTACTGCTACATCACAAACATTATTCGATGGCGAAAGAATCGCCATTATGAAATTTAATGCGTCACTTAGCACGACTGAAAATGAGTCTGCTGTTGTTAAAGTTAACCCTTCTACTTTGTTGCCGTCAAACGCAGGTGGCGCTTGCGATGCCGTAAGCATTTTAAAAGTAACTGCATTGACGCATGGTTTAGAAGTTCAAATGAACTGGGTTGCTACGGCCCCTGTAATGATTGAGGTCATCCCGCAAAACACGCAATACACGCAAGATTTTTCCAATTTTGGTGGGTTGACAAATAACTCAAGCACAGGAAAAACTGGTTCAATTTCTTTTACTACTCTAGACGGCGGCGCTGGAGATGCGTATACCGTGATTTTAGAAATGCAGAAACATTACGTTAACCCAACAAGCTAATCATGCCAAGCAAATCACCTGCGCAGCATCGTTTAATGGAAGCCGCCGCGCATACCAAAGGTGGTTTTGGAGGCGTTTCTCAAAAAGTAGGCAAAGAGTTTGCAAACGCTGACAAAAATAAAAAGTTTAGCAAAGGCGGGTTGTATGATAATATACATGCTAAGCAAGAAAGAATAGCGCATGGTTCTAAAGAGCGTATGCGTAAGCCAAATAGTAAAGGCGCACCCACATCTGCAGATTTTAAAGCTGCTGCAAAAACAGCTAAAATGTCAAAAGGTGGCGGCCCAAGATTGTCTGTAAGTCGCGGTGAAAAGTTATCCACAAGTCGAGGCGCAGGTTTAACACAAAAAGGCCGCGATAAGTTTAATAGAGCTACAGGTAGTCATCTTCAAGCACCACAAGCCCATGGATCAAGACATGATTCTTTTTGCGCTCGAATGAGTGGAATGGCTGGGCCTATGAAAGATGAAAAAGGAAGACCAACTCGAAAAGCAGCGTCACTGCGTCGATGGCACTGCGCCGACGGTGGAAAAGTCAAAAAACATGACATAAAAGGTTGGTAAATGAGCACTTCAGGCACCGTTGGCCAAACCGTTATTACCGTTCAACAACTGATTGATAGTGGCGCACGCCGAGCAGGCAAATTAGCTGAAGAACTGACCGTAGAGCAAGTACAGGCTGCTAAACAAAGTCTTTACTACCTATTGTCCAATCTAGCTAATATGGGCATACAATACTGGTGCATTGTAAAAAATGTTGTCGGAATGCTGCCTGATAAATATATTTATACTCTACCGGTAGGCACAATTGATGTGCTTAACTCAAACTATCGCACCGTTACTTACATCAACACGGTAATATCCAGTTCTTCAGGCGTTACGGCCAACGCTTTTGATGGTGTAGGGCAAAATATCTGTCAATTAACTACTAATACCGGCAACATTGGCGTTAGCAACGGCACTAGTGGGCCTGTTTATATTGCCACCATAGGTATATTACCTGCAATAACCGGCATAGTCACTGTTCAATTACAATATTCTTACGATGGCATAACTTGGGTTACAATTTATTCGCCTGGAGCGGTGAGCTGGGTAACAAATCAATGGATTTATTATGATTTAGACCCGTCAGCAACGGCTACTTACTGGCGTATTTTGCAAACCAGTGGCCCAAATATGGGTTTTTATCAAGTGGCGTTTGGTACTGCGCCGATGGAAATACCTTTGGCACGATTAAATCGTGACGATTACACCAACCTGCCTAACAAAAACTTTACTAATAATCGCCCGTTGCAGTACTGGTTTGATAGAACTATACCGCAACCGTCTATGTATCTGTGGCCTACGCCTAATACCATACAGCCTCAGATTGTGGCGTGGTGTCATCGGCAGATTCAGGATGTAGGAACCTTATCAGGCTCAATAGAAATACCGCAGCGATGGTATCTGGCCATTCAGAATATGTTATCGCACCAAATGGCCATGGAACTTCCAGGCGTCGACCCAAATCGAATTACGTATTGCGAACAGCAAGCCGATAAGTACTGGGCTATGGCAGAACAAGAAGAAAGAGACAAGTCTCCAATTTATTTTGCGCCTAATATTGCGCCATATACAGCATGAGCGTTTGGCTAGACACTAGGGGCAATACAGTATTAAGCATCGTCATATGCGATAGATGTAAAATGAAGCGTGCGTATGACGATTGTCTTAATGATATTAACTTTCCAGGGCTTAGAGTTTGCAAATATGGTTGCGCTGATAAAAAAGACCCTTATCGATTACCTGCTCGACAGCCTGAAAAGATTGCTATTCGTTTTCCTCGCCCTGATGCTGATATTGCTGTTTATAATAATCAAATTATCACTAGCGGTAACGATGCATATGTTTTGGCTGCCGAACAGACTACTCAACCGGTTAACGGCAATCAAGAATTGATTACAAAGACTCCACAAAACAATGTCTAACGTAACCATTAGCGAATTACCAACCGCACAGACCATAACTGGTACTGAGTTGGTGCCCGTACAGCAAAATGGACTGACAGTTCAGACCACTGTATCGGCTATTACCAACTCACCAGTGCAGACGCAAACATTTATAACTGTCAATACTGAGTCGACTTTGCCTAATAGTCGATATTTAGGTACAGGCACAGGTTTAACTACTACCGATGGGGGCATACAAGGCAAATTATCTGTTAATTTGACCGGTGCGCCACTATCGTTAGTTACTTCAGGCACTGGAATACAGGTTAAAACAAGTTCAACGGCGCTCTCAGCGCGTCTTTTAACTTTCTCAGGCACTGGCCTCACTATAACTAACCCTGACGGCATATTGGGTAATCCGACCTTTGCTTTTTCAGGCGTTATGGCTAATTTATCAACATTTTCAGGCACTGGATTACTAGGTATTAATGGCACTACCATTCAAAACCTTACCATTACTGGCACAACCAATCAGACTGCAATTACTAATGGCAATGGCGCGTCAGGAAACCCTGTCATTGGGCTAGCTAATAACCCTGTTATCCCTGGAACTGCCAGTTTAACCATCCCAGTGGGCGCAACAGCGGCTCGACCGGTTGCTACAACTAGCGGGATGATACGTTATAACAGCGATCTTCAACAGTTTGAAGGTTATAACAATATTGGCTGGAGTCAGTTTTCATTATCAGGTGGCGTTACTTCATTTAGTGGCGGCTCAACTGGTTTTTCGCCTTCATTAGCTACTACAGGGGCTGTAACGCTTGGCGGGACCTTACTACCGGCCAGCGGGGGCACCGGAGCGAATACTCTTACCGGTTATGTGTATGGTAATGGTACCAGCGTGATGACCGCCGCTACGACCATCCCTACAACAGCTTTAAGTGGGACGATTAGTAACGCGCAGTTAGCCAATAGCGCAATTACAATAAACGGTAATTCCGTGTCTTTAGGTGGTTCTACAACGGTTACGGCTAGCACAACTAGCACTTTGACTATAGGAACTGGACTATCAGGCACTTCGTTTAATGGCTCTTCTCCAGTCACTATTGCCATAGACTCTACGGTAGCAACGCTTACCGGATCCCAAGTCTTAACGAATAAGTCAATTAGCGGTGCTACTAATACCTTATCTAGTATAGCTAATGCATCTCTTACGAATAGCGCGATTACCATCAACGGCACTTCTACGAGTCTTGGTGGGTCAATTAACGTAGGAACTGTGACTTCTGTAACGTCCTCGACTTTAACAGTTGCAGGCACTTCAGCAGTTCCGACGATTAACCTAACTTCTGGCATAGTAACCGCAGGAACTACGGGTTCTGCTACGTTAATTCCAGTAGTTACTGTAGATACCTACGGGCGGGTAACGTCTATAACGACTGCCGCTAATCCTCAAGGAACGGTAACTTCGGTATCTGCGCTTACTTTAGGCACTACAGGCACTGACTTATCAAGCACTGTTGCTAATGGCACTACAACGCCTGTTATTACTTTAAACGTGCCTACCGCTTCAGCAAGTAATCGCGGTGCTTTAAGTTCTACGGATTGGACTACTTTTAATAATAAAGGCAGTGGCTCAGTTACGTCGGTAGCGCAGTCATTCACTGGCGGTTTAATTGCCGTTACTGGCTCGCCAATTACAACTAGCGGTACGTTGGCTTTAACGGTAGCAGGAACTTCTGGTGGAATACCTTATTTTTCTAGCGCCTCAACATGGGCAACATCGGCGGCACTTGCGGCTAGCGCTTTAGTGGTTGGTGGAGGGGCGGGTTTATCGCCTGCCACTATAACTACAGGAACAGGTGTAGTCACGGCTTTAGGCGTAGCAGTAGGCTCAGCAGGATCATTTGTAGTTAACGGTGGGGCGTTAGGAACGCCGTCAAGCGGAACAGTTACTAACCTAACTGGAACGGCAGGTATCAATATTACGGGAACTGCTCCTGCGGGAACTTTGACAGGAACAACGCTTAATTCTACTGTTGTAACATCGAGCTTAACGACTGTCGGAACGATAGGAACAGGTGTCTGGAACGGCACAGCGGTGACTGTACCTTACGGTGGAACGGGTGTAGCAACGTTATCTGGATTAGCTTACGGTAACGGAACGAGTGCTTTTACAGCCGCCACAGCCGCACAGGTGGTATCGGTGATCGGCTCAACTGCGGTAACAAACGCAACCAATGCAGTAAATACTGGCATTACCGCCGCATCAACAGGCGCTACTAACTACTTAACTTTTGTAACTTCTACTTCTGGAAACTTACCACAATTGGTAAACTCATCAATAACGGCAAACGCTGTAAATGGCACCATTACGGGTGGCGTTTCTGGTGGAGCATTTTAAGGAAAAATCATGGCACAAAGCGGATATACCCCAATCCTGATCTACGCAAGTGGAACAACTACAAACGTGCCTTTAGCGGCTAACTTAACAAGTAGCGCATCAGGCGCGGAGTTAGCACTTAACTACGTTGATGGTAAGTTGTTCTACAAAGACAATGCAGGCGTAGTCCAGACTCTAGCTACAAAGTCTTCAACTTCAGGTGTATTTACGTCAGTCACCGACTCCGGCCTTACTTCTGGGCGTGTTACATACGCAACAACTGGTGGGCTTTTAACTGACTCTGCTAACTTGACGTTTAACGGCACTACGCTGACTGCCAACACACTGAATCTGACAAACGCACTGGGAACAACTTACGGCGGCACAGGATTGGGCTCGTACACCGCAGGCGACCTCACGTACTACTCCTCTGGCACGGCGTTTTCCAAGCTAGCAATCGGTACGTCAGGGCAGATACTTACCTCAACGGGCTCGGCTCCACAGTGGTCTACGCTGTCTGGCGTGGCGGTTACTACCTTCTCTGCGGGCACAACCGGCTTCACACCCTCAAGCGCAACATCAGGCGCAGTTACTTTGGCTGGAACGCTTGCCACAACCAACGGCGGCACAGGACTGACATCCTTTACTGCTAACGGAGTTGTTTACGCCTCAAGTTCTAGTGCATTGGCTACTGGCTCTGCGCTTACTTTTAATGGAAGCAATTTCAAACTCACAGGTTCAGATAACAACAACCTTGTTTACTCTGCAAACTCAAATGGCACTACAAGTATCAGGATGCAGTCAAATGCGGCAGGTAATTATTTAGTTGCCGCAGGTGCAGACCCTTTATATTTCCAAAATGCAAGTGCATCAGGTGTCATGGTGTTTGCGCCTGCATCATCTACAGAACAAATGCGCCTGACCAGCACAGGTCTGGGTATTGGTACAAGTAGTCCTAGTAACCCTTTGCACGTTATAGGTTCAATTCTTACATCTAACACTTCAGGAAATGCTTATTTACAAGCATTATCAACAAATAATGGTTCTTCAGCCTATTTCAGAAGTACCGCTAACACCATTGGTGGAACTGCACAAACATGGTATGTTGGTCAAAATTTATCAGGAAATGCTGGTGCGTTTGAAATTTATGATTCTGCTTTAGGTGGTGATTTATTGAATAGCCCAGCTGGTTCTGGTAACTTAGGATTAGGAGTTACTCCTATTGCTTGGGGAAGTTCGCACACGGCTTTTCAAGTTGGTGCTAGAGCCGCTTTATGGGCTGAAAAATCAGCAGGTAATACATATCTAAGCAACAACACATTTTATGACGGTACAAGTTATAAATACATTGGGACAGCGGCGGCTTCTCAATACACTCAAAACGCAGGTTCACATTTGTGGCTGACAGCCCCCTCCGGCACAGCAGGAAACGCCATTACCTTCACCCAAGCAATGACTCTTGATAGTAGCGGTCGGCTTGGTATAGGAACATCAAGCCCTACATCAACACTTACAGTTGCGGGAACAATAACCGCGATAAGTGGAATAACTCCGGCTTATGTTGGTTACGTTCCTACAGGAGCGGGTGTTTTTGTTTCACCAACTGTTAATGCGGCAAGCAATTCTTCTGCTCCAAATGCCGCCGAAACAGTGTTGACACTTACAAGAAGTGGAGTAACAGGTCAAGTTTATCCAAGTGTTGCTGAGTTTCAAATATCAAAAACCACAACCGACCTTTACGGTAGTACAAAACTTGGTATTAAACTATTAAGTACAGATAATGTTTCTTTTATAACTCCGCTTACATTATCTGCATCGGCCGCAGGTAGCAGTGTTGCTGTCACGGGAACGCTGAGTGCGACGGGAACAAGCACTTTAGCGGCAGTAAATGCCAGTGCATCTTGTTCCATTATTAACGGTGGCGGTAATCAATCAAATTTAAGAATAGGCAACGCTGTCCCTGTGACGTTGGACGTTGGGGTATATAACCCGTACTTCACTATTGCGGCAGGCGTGTTGACAACTGCTACTAACCACCCTTTAATTTTTGGCACAAACAACACAGAAGTTGGTCGTTTTGATACTAGCGGCAACTTAGGTATTGGGACAAGTAGTCCTAGCGGAAAACTGACTGTTGCAAACACTTACACAAATACTTCTGATGCAACCATTGTTGCTAGCTCAAGTATTCCCGGTATTAACTTGCGAACTACATCTACTGGAAGATTTTCAATTTTTAGTAGTTATTCAGCCAATAACAGCACATCATTTGTGGTTGGTACAGGAACAAATAATCCGTCATCAGAGTCTATTTTTATAGACCACACTACTGCCAATGTTAGGTTCGCTAACGCTATTTCTGTTGGCGGTGTAACTCCCGCCGCTTCCGGCGCTGGCATCACCTTTCCCGCCACGCAGTCTGCATCGTCAGACGCGAATACGCTGGATGATTACGAAGAAGGAACGTGGACACCAACAGATGCTAGTGGGGCGGGTTTAACCTTTACAGTATCGTTTGCAAAATATACAAAAGTGGGAAGGGCTGTATCTATACAAGGCGCTATTACATATCCAACAACGGCAAGCACTGTTACAGCCCAATTTACTGGGTTTCCATTTAATGCGGTCGATTCAATACAAATGTCTCTTATCTATACAGATGCTTCTGTTGCAACTTTTACTTATTTATCTGGGAACACAACAAACGTATATCCACTTATACCGGGGGTTAATATAACTAACGCAACATTAAGTGGGAAACTTATTTCTTTTGCTGGAACATATTTTGTTTAATTAACTGCATTGGATTATGCAGTCGGACACTTAACTTAAAAGGAAAATCATGTCAATCACCAAATCAACCACTGTTGACCAAATAACCATCACCGAAAACGGCATCATTCTTTACCGTGAAGCCACACGCATCATTGAGGACGGAACTGAACTGACCAAAACCTACCACCGCAACAGCCTGACGCCAGCGCAAGACCTGACGGGCATCCCTGCCAATGTCGTTGCTCATTGCAATGTAGCTTGGACTGCTGAAGTCATTGCGGCTTATCAAGCCCAAGTAGCATCTCAACGTAACCAAGGAGTTTAAAAATGAATACATATGTTTGGACAGTAACCGCAATGGACAGCTACCCAACGTCCCCACAACCTGATTGCGTGTTCAATACGCACTGGACATGCTCAGGCACAGATGGCACATATAACGCATCCGTTTATACCACCACAGCGATACCGTATAACTCGGCAGAACCGTATATCCCTTACGCGCAACTAACGCAAGCAGAAGTGTTGGCGTGGGTTTATGAAAACGGTGTGGATAAAGTGACGGTTGAGGCGGCGGTAGGACAGCAGTTAGCTAATTTACAAAATCCTCCGGTAGTGACATTACCACTGCCGTGGGTAGTAGGGTAAAGGACTGCCCTTTCAGTCCATAGTAAGGAGAATAGTGATGAGTCAAGACACGAAAAAAACTCAGATAACTATAGATGGTGTAGATTTTTTGTACGAAGACATGACGCAAGAACAGCAGATGCTAGTACAGCATACCGAGGATTTAACCCGAAAGATTGGTTCAGCACAGTTTAATCTTGACCAACTTAATGTCGGAAAACAAGCCTTTGTTAATCTGCTCAAAGAATCTTTAACGAAACCTGTAGAAGAAAAGGTAGTTAACTAAATGGACTGGCAAATTTATCTTAACATTGCAGTAGCAATAGGGTCAGCGATTGTTGGGTGGTGGTGCAAACAAGTGTGGGATGCTACCCAAAGCCTTAAGACTTCGGTGCAAAAGATTGAGGTAGATTTGCCAACTTACTATGTACGTAAGACGGATATGGATACGCGGTTTGATAAATTAGAATCAATGTTAGATAAGATTTTTGATAAGCTAGACAAAAAGGTGGATAAATGAACACATTAAAGTCAGCGTTAAAATCAAGAACGGTATTATTTGCTCTTTTAATAGCAATTCTTTCTGTGCTTCAAGGGTTTGTTTATATCCTCCCCATCACGCCTGTAAATCAAATGTACATCGGCCTTCTTGTTTCTGTAGCTGTAGTCTTCTTGCGTTTTATTACAACGACTCCGGTGATTAAATGAATTGGCTTGCACAGATTGCCCCCACAATTGCAACCGCAGTTGGTGGCCCTTTAGGAGGACTCGCATATGAAACAATTAGCAAAGTTATGGGCATTGGTCAAGATGACGCTAAAAAAATGTTGGACGAAGGTAAGCTCTCTGGTGACCAAATCGCATCTTTACAGCAAGCTGAAATAGCTCTTAAAGCAAAAGCCCAAGAACTAGGATTGGACTTTGAAAAGCTGTCGGTTGAAGACCGTAAATCAGCGCGGGATATGCAAGTAGCAACGAAGTCATGGTTACCGCCTACCTTAGCAATATTAGTGACTATAGGTTTTTTTAGTATATTGACAGGGCTAATGTTGGGGAGGGTGGAACATGGTGCTGAAATTGATATTATGCTTGGTTCTCTTGGTACCGCTTGGACTGGCATTATTGCTTTTTATTTTGGGTCTAGCTCTAGCTCTCAAAAGAAAGATGCGATGATTTATAACTCTACTCCTACAAAATGACAATACAAGACAAAGTAATTTTGATTGCTACTGCATCATTATCGCTAATTGTATGCGCGATGCTAGCGATGTTCTGTTACGCGATAATAGACCCCAATACCGATGACGAAGAAGTTTTTACAATTATAGGCCCAAGTTTTCAAGTTATTGTCGGTGGATTTATTGGGCTAGTAACTGGAATAAAAATAGGTAAAAAAAATAATGAAACTGACAGCTAACTTTAGTCTTGAAGAACTAAGTTTCACCGAGCATCGGGAGTTTGACAACACGCCTCCTCCTGAAGTTATACCTAATCTTAAAAGGCTAGCGATAGTGCTTGAGCAGGTTAGGTCTTTGGTAAATAACAATCCGGTAGTCGTTAACTCTGCCTTTCGCTGTTTAAACGTCAATCGGGCAGTAGGAAGCGGAGATGGGAGTCAACATAGATTGGGCTGTGCGGCAGACATAAGGGTTCCGGGAATGGAGCCAGAAATGGTTTTGCAAGCTATAAAAGCCTCCAACATCCAGTATGACCAACTTATAAGAGAATTTGATGCTTGGGTGCATATCTCTGTGCCGAGTATTGAAGGAAATGCACCGCGTAAAATGGTGCTTATTATCGATAAACAAGGCACTAGAGCTTACGGATAACCTACTATGACCGCGTCTTTTGCTTTAACTTATGACTCTTTAATCACCGCGGTAGAGCAGTATCTTGAACGAAATGATGACGCGGTTGTTAATCAGATCCCTACGTTCATAACATTATGCGAATTTGAAATAGCGCAACAAATGAAGACGTTAGGGCAACAGCAGGTTGTAGAGAGCACCATGAGCATAGGTAACCCTATTATACCAAAGCCTGCAAGATGGCGTAAGACTGTCTCTTTTAACGTAACCGGTTCTGCTGGGCCTGCGCCTGTGTTTATACGTAAATATGAGTATCTTTTAAATTATAATACCGGTGCAAGCAATGGTCTTCCGTTATACTATGCTGATTATGACTACGCGCATTGGCTGGTGTCACCCGCACCAGATCAAGCCTACCCGTTTGAAGTATTATACTATGAACGTTTACAACCGCTGGACTCGACTAATCAAACCAACTGGATAACCCAAAACGCACCCAACGCCATGCTTTTTGGAACATTATTGCAAGCCATGCCATTTTTAAAAAATGATCAAAGGCAAATATTTCAACAGAAGTATAGTGAAGCCATGGCAGCGCTGACAACAGAAAATACACTCAGAATTGGCGATCGTCAAGCCGTAGCACAGGACTCATAACATGACCACATATACTAATCCGTTTACTGGGCAAACTGTATCGCCTTCGCAAGTCGCGTATGAATCGTTAACTATCTCAGCTGATACGGTATTGCAATGGCCAGTTAATGGTAACACCGGCGTTGTTGCATCTAATATCATTGAAGTAACCGCGACAACGACTAGTTTGAATTTGATAATGCCTTCGGCACTGCAAGTCTCTGTCGGTCAAGCGGTTATCATACGTAATATTGGTACGAATACATTCACGGTTACTGATAATCCAACTCTACCGGCGCTTGTAGGCTCTACGCTTGTATCTATACCCTCAGGCATAACAATATATCTTTACCTTACCGCCAATACAACTAACGCAGGCACTTGGCAATCGGTTACATTTGGCGCAGGTACTTCTTCTGCTAATGCGGCCACGTTAGCAGGTTATGGTTTAACTGCATTAGGTACTACCTTAAATCAATCTTATCTTGTAACCAATTATTACTCAAACAGCACATTAACTGCAACCAATCGTGCTAACTTTGTAGTCTGGGGTAGCGGTGTAGGCACTTTAACATTGACGTCTGCAGCTACGCTAGGCAATAACTGGTTTTGCATGATTGCAAATAATGGCACAGGCATTGTAACCATTACCCCATCAGGTACGGATACTATCAATGGTAATGCTAATCAACAATTACAACTCACCGAGTCGCTGGTTATTGTTTCCAATGGCGCAGGTGGGTTTAATACGTTTGGGTATGGGCGGTCAAACGCTTTTGCATATACGCAGTTTTCGCAATCTGTTACTGGCGGCACATTTACATTAACATCCGCGCAAGCTTCAAATACAATTCAAACGTATATTGGGGCTTTGACAAGCAATCAGATTGTAATCGTACCCTCAACCGTGCAGTTATATACCTTTACCAATAACACGACAGGTGCGTACTCATTCACGGTAAAAACTGTGGCTTCCGGTGGCGCAACAGTGCTTGTACCGCAATCATCTTCACTGGTTATTATCTGTGATGGCACTAATTGTTATAATGCAGCATCAGGGTCATCGAGTTCTTTAACCACTTTAACGTTAGGCAATGGTTCTTTATCAGTACCATCTTTGAAGTTTTCAGGCGATATTAATTCAGGGATTTTCTTACCATCGTCTAGTCAAGTCGGGTTCGTTGTCGCAAATACTTTAGCCGGTTATTTTAATGCTTCGGGTTTCACGGCTATTAATGGCATTGGTGGAGGGGCGTTTTGACAGCACAAGTTCAGTCACTTAATATACAAGCAGGAATTCAACGAGACGGGACGTTATTTGACTCGCCTTGTTTTGTTGATGGCCAGTGGGTGCGGTTTCAACGCGGTCGGCCTCGTAAAATAGGTGGCTATAGAGGCGCGTTTTTAAATGCGCCTCAGATTAGCCGCGGTATGGTCATGCAGTCTCAGCAAGGCATAAACTACGTATATTCCGGCAGTCAAACTTATTTAAAGTATTGGCAAACAGGCACTAATGATGGTGTAGGCTCTGGGCCGTATGATGTAACGCCTTCCACGGGGTTTACCGCTAACGCCAACAATCTTTGGCAGTTTGACATTGGGTACAACTCATCGGCTACAGCATTGCAGATTGTAGCCCATCCAGGACAAAATTTAACTAACATTGACAGTACGGTAACTACTCGTGTTTTGTCAGGCACGTTTCCTGGCGGCACACTAACGCCGGTAGGCGTATTTAGTGACAGCGCAACTATTAATAGTACGTCAACAACTATGACGGTTAATATTGCTGATTTCAGGATTGCCGCGGGGCAAACAATTACAGCTGCATCGGGTATACCGGCTAATACAACAGTGGTATCCGCTTTAGTCTCAGGTAGTACAACAATAGTAGTTATGTCAGCTGCGGCCACTGCAAGTACTACGCAGTCCACCACGTTTGATAATAATATTTCCGTTTCTGGCGGAACTTGTATGATCTACCCATATTTGTTTGTGTACGGTAGTAATGGGCAGATACAAAATAGTTCAGCCGGTGACTTTACCAACTGGGTTGGCGCCGATGCAAACTACGCTAACGTATCATCTACAAAGGTCGTTAAGGGTATGCCCCTACGTGGGGGTACAACGTCTCCTGCAGCGTTATTCTGGTCATTGGATCAGCTGACTCGAGTGAGTTATGCCCCACAAACGATAGGCTCGGCTACTATTTACTGGCGTTATGACATTATTTCAACGCAAACGTCAATTCTGTCAAGCCAATGCGTCATAGAGTATGATGGTATATACTATTGGGTAGGCGTAGATAGATTTCTACAATACAATGGCGTTGTGCAAGAGATTAAAAACAACAATAATATCAATTTTTTCTTTGATAATTTGAATTATAATCAACGACAAAAGGTATGGGCAGCAAAAATCCCTAGATGGGGCGAGATTTGGTGGTTTTACCCTTCCGGCACATCAACCGAATGCGACAACGCAATAATTTATAATGTGAGAGACAATATCTGGTATGATGCTGGTTTTGCGCCAGGAGCCCATCGGTCTGCCGGTGTATTTTCTGAAGTATTTAAGTTCCCTATCTGGGCAGATACAACGCCTAATGTAACTGGCACGTACACACTTTGGCAACATGAGACCGGCACCGATAGCGTGTACTTAAATAACGTAGATGCTATAGAATCTTATTTTGAGACCAACAGCATAGGTTGGGTAACCGGTGGTCCAGGAGTAAAATCGCCTTCTGGCAATAATAGATGGATTAGAATTGAGCGTATAGAGCCTGACTTTGTGCAGTCTGGGCAAATGAGTGTAGTTATAACCGGAAAAAGCTACGCTGATGACGCTGATGTGCCGTCCGACCCATATAATTTTACATCTGGCACGCTTAAAATTGACATGCGAGAGCAACGCCGTGAGATGCGATTGCGATTTATCAGTAACGATTTTAACGGTAATTATGAGACAGGTAATATATTGTTGAGCGCTGATATTGGCGATGAACGTGGCACAGGGAACCCGTAATGGTTACTTATGATCCTAGAGGGCATACGTGGGACTCTTGGTGCAGACGTATGGCTGAATTGTTTGCCTCCAACCAGCTTGGCACTGTGCTTGAAGAAGACTGGCGTGACTGGGCTTCAGGAATGCAAGGTATAGGTTATTTTGTGCAATCAGGCGTGCCTGATGCAAGAAACTTTGATACTTGGCAAGACTGGGCGTCTACATTGGTTGGCATCATGTCCATAGACAGGAATTAGAATGGCTAGTTACGTCCCAACAGAACTACAAGCTTACGGTGATTTATTAAAACCACCAAGTAAATCTTCCACGCCTACGGGTGAGTTAGTTGGATATTTTAATAGTTTCCCTATTTATTCCACTAAACCTATAGACCCAGTCTATGTAGGCAGTGACCAAGACGGCAATGTTTCTTACGTTGATAAAAACACTGGCGCAGGTATACATGGAAATGATGATGGCTCATATAGTTTTAATGGTGGTGGTGAAGATAGCCCTGCCAATTTAAATGGTATGGATCCGTCTAAATTATTTGCTAGTACAACATTAGGAAAAACTGATTGGAATTACACGGACGTATACCGTGGCAACCAAACCACAGGCACAAATAACGGTGAAACAGTAAGTGCTTTATGGGGTGGAACATCTTATCCCATGGGAAGGGTTACTAATTGGTCAGATATAGACCCAACGCAACAAGAAGCACAATTTACCGCAGGACAGACGCGTGATGCTCTTTGGAATGTTTACGACAACTTAGTAGCAAAAGGAACCACACCTGCATTAAATCCTGACCAAATTGCATTAAAATTAGCAAGTGATAATGGAACGGGCAATATTGGTAGTAATGGAAGCGTACAGGGTTATGGTGCAGGAGCTAATTCGTTAGCAATAGCGCAAACTATTTCTTCTATATTTATGAATCAACCGCAAGTTGTTGCGGTGACGCAACAGCCTTACACAGTCTCTCCTGACTCGGTAAAGCAAATTGGAGACTTTGGCACAGCGCATAATAGCCCTCAAGTTTTAAATACTCTTTCCACTTTTGTTCGCCAAGGCGTTAATAGTGACTGGGGATTTACTGCTGTTGGAATAGGTTTAGCCATAATGGGTGGTATGGCCGCCTCCGAAGCAATAACAAGTGGATTAGGCGGTGCTACAGCAGTAGACGCGGCAGGAACAGTAGTTCCAGCCACTACCGCAGGTGTTGCCAATACATCTATAGCCACCGTAGGAGCAGGAGCGGTTTCGGGTGGAATAAATGCGGGTGTCCAAGGCGGTGATATTTTAAAAGGCTCTTTAACTGGTGCGTTTACTTCCGCTCTAGGATTAAATATTTCGCCTGTAGCAAAAAGTTTAGTAGAGGCTAGCAATGGAACTATTAATCTACAAGTAGCTCAAGCGGCAGTGCAAGCCGCCGCAGTAGCCGCAAAAGCAGGTCTTACTGGTGGAGATGTAACTAAAGCAATTACAAATAGTCTTGAAGGTTCTGCAATCTCCGCAGGATTAAAAGGGATGAATGTCCCATCCGATATAGCAACCATTGTTACTCCAATTGCTTTAACCGGTTTAAATAACGGAGATGTTAACGCCGCAATACAAAACTCATTAATTAATTACGCTAGTGGCTTTGCTAAATCTGCCATGAGCCCTCCTGCTACTCCTCTTGCGGAACAACCTAGCGCACCGGTATATCCAGAATACCCTAAATCTGGGCCTACAGTAGAGCCTCCACCTGCGTTGCCTGCGTATAATACTGACGTTACACCAACATCAACAGACTTACCTTCTAATTTATCTACTATTGCGCCATCAACTTCGCCTATTGTTTCTACGCCTATTGACGTAGCAAATGCCAATACGCCTCCAGAAGCTATAACAACACCGGCTAATTTACCTACCGCGCCAGACGAGTTTAATTTAGCCCCTGGTACAACAATTAACGAACAAGGCAAGGTTGTAGCCACAGGTATACCTACTGCAATAGATGTGCCTTCTACTTTAGATGCTATTATAAGTAATAACCCCACTAAAAATACTTTAGATACTATAGACGTAAATGCGCCAGATGGCATAGTACCTGCAACTGACCCATCAACTGGTGCATTGCCAGTAGCAACTTCGCCTATTACTGAGCCTACAACGCCTGCAGAAACACCTACTACACCAGTTGATATGTCAGCGGCATCTTTTTTAGCAACAGACCCAACCACAGGTAATGGGATTTACACACTTGATGGCAAATTAGTTAATGCGGATGGGTCAGAATATACTGGTGATTCTAATACTAATATGTTTGTTAATGGGTCGCCTACTGATACTACGCCTGCTGCCGTTACGCCTACTGATACTATCCCTGCTGATACTACACCTGCTATTGATATGTCAAACGCAGTTTTTATTGCTACTGATCCAGTCACAGGGGCAGGCGTTTATACACTTGATGGTAAGTTAGTTAATGCTGATGGGTCTGCGTATACTGGTGATTATAGTACTACTGCACCGGCTACAACGCCTACAGTTGAAACCCCTAAACCTGAAGATCACGTTTACGTAGGCGGTAATGCTGAGCCTACAACACTAACTGAAACTGCTTCAGCAGTTGAAGCTCCAGCAGTTGAAGCTCCAGCAGTTGAAGCTAACGTTTACGTAGGTGGCAATGCTGAGCCTGCAACGCCTGCAACGCCTGCAACGCCTGCAACGCCTGCAACGCCTTCAGCTACAGGTAGTGGCGGTGCGTTGCCAACAGCAACTACAACCGCAGCAACGCCTACTCAACAAACATCAACTACGCAGTCTACTGCTGCACCGGCAGCCACGCCTGCTGTTGCGCCTTTAAGTTATCTAACTCCAACAATGTTAGCAGGTGCCCCTGTGACTCCACAAATGACTGCGCAAATCGCGCAATTAAAACAACTTTATCCCCAGTTGCAAGGGGTAAGTGATAAAATACTATCATCTTTAATTGCCAGTGAGCCTAAAACTGCAGCCGATAATAGCTCGCAACTAATGAGCAGCGGATTAAGTTCAATGTCTAATGCGTCGCCATCTACTGCCTCACGTGGTTCACTGGCTGGACAAGATGCAAATAGTAATTTAATGCAAGCCGGACTGTCTATGCTAAATCCAGGAAGCTCGTTAGCTACTCCGCATTTTGCTAAAGGCGGCCATGTGGAGGATCATGTACCAGAATTTATTACAGGGGCAACAGGGCATTATGTTAAAGGTCGTGGCGATGGGCAATCGGATGATATACCGGCAATGCTTGCTGATGGCGAGTACGTTTTTGACGCTGATACTGTGGCTGCTTTGGGCAATGGTTCATCTGATGCCGGTGCTAAAGCTCTAGATAAAATGCGGGAGGCCATTCGTAAGCACAAGCGCGCAGCCCCCGTTAACAAGATACCTCCTAAGGCTAAGTCGCCTTTAGAATACTTTAAAGGTAGATAATCATGGCTATTACCGCTGCATCGACAAGTGCTTCCATCAACCCGAATCAGGTTGCTGCACCACCTACCCCAGCAAGTGGCTCTGGTGCACTACCATCTTTTGATCCTAGTATTCCTCCACCCCCCGCCCCCACAACAATAACACAAGGACAAGGTTTACCATCTAACTTTACCACTGCCGATGATTATAATAATTGGTATAGTAATTTAACTCCAGATCAATTACAAAATTACCAAACTTGGGAAGGAACTTCTAATAACCCTGTCTCATTGGACAGGGCGTATCCAGCCTATATGACGCAAGGAATGCAAGACTCCGGTTATGATCCACAAATGGATGATAATCTTGCTCGTGCAAATGCATATCAACGATATTTATATCCTACGCCATCTCTTCAAGCGCACCCACCCATTGTTTCTAATGATCCAAATGATACTGCATCACCCGGACTTACCGACCCGTTTGCAAATCTTCCTGCCCTCGACAATACCCCCCCAGTCACAACTACCGCCGCATCAGCAAATGCTTCTGTTAATCCGAATCAACTCTCGCCATCTTTACAAGGAACCAATATGGCCGGTGGAACTCCAACCTCATCTCCAGCATTACCTACAGCAACTACAGGTAATCCTACCTCAGTGGCACCGCCTAACCTTGGCGTGACTCCTGGAGGCGCTGGGTCAGGTAGTTTAACGCAAGGCGCACCTCTGCCCAATATTACTACATTGCAGCAACAAGCAACTGCAGCGCCACAGTACTATACTGACTATTTGAACCAACTGTCATCGCAAGGTGCTGCAGCAGCGCAAGGCGCACAATATGTTGGCGCACAACCACTTCAAACGCAAGCATTTAATCAAGTCGCACAGAATGTGGGTAATTACCAACCGGCATTAAATACTGCCACCGGTGCGTTGAATCAAGCATTGGGGCAAAACGCAGTTGGCGCAGCAATGCCAGGAATTACTGCCGGTATGAATTTATCACCTGTAAATGCGGCAGCTCAAAACATTAACGCTTCTACCAATCTATCACCGCTTCAAGCAGCATCACAAAACTTAACTCAAGCTTCTGGTTTAAGCGGTGCATCGGCCGCGCAGCCTTATTTAAATCAAGGTGCTAATGCGCAAATTTTAAATGCCGCACAGCCTTATTTAAATGCTGCTGCAGTGCCTACGTCGCAAACAGTTCAGAATTACATGAGCCCGTACACGCAAAACGTTGTTGACCAAATTGGTATTTTAGGACAGCAAAACATTGCGCAAAACGTAGCCCCGCAAGCTGCGGCAGGGTTAATTGGCGCGGGTCAGTTTGGGTCACGTCAGGGTGCTAGCGCATTAGCCCAGTCTTTAGCTAACGCAGGGCAAAACATAACCGCGCAACAAGCTCAAGCATTGCAAACCGGCTATGGTCAAGCACTAACTGCTGCGAATCAACAAGCACAGTTGTATGGGCAGTTAGGGCAAACGGCAGGTAATTTAGCGCAAAATCAAGCGGCCAATCAGTTAGCGGCAGGACAAACTACTGGTACTTTAACTGGTCAGCAACAAGCTAATTTAGCTAATATTGGGCAAACGCAAGGTACTTTAACTAATCAACAAGCTCAAAACTTACTAGCTGCGGGTCAAGCGCAAGGCACTTTAACGCAGAATCAAGCGCAAAACCTGATTACAGGTGGACAAAATCTAGGTTCATTGACCGCGCAACAAATGCAAAACTTGATGCAAGGCGCAACGCAAGGTCAAAATTTAGCTTCTTCGACACAGAATTTAGGCCTTGCCGACGTAAACGCATTAGGCACTTTAGGTGGGCAGCAGCAAACTATTGCGCAGAACGCCCAATTATTCCCAATGCAACAACTTACATCTGAGTCTGGATTGTTACGGGGTTATAATGTACCCACTAGTGTTTCAAGCTCTACAACTGGGCCTGGACAAGCTGGGCAGTACCAAGCGTCGCCATTGGCGCAGATTGCTGGGCTGGGGACGTTAGCGGCAGGCATTAGTAATACTAACTTAGGGCAACAGTTATTTGGCACACTAGGCAGTGCAACCAATCCTACTGGAACTACAGGGTTGATTGGGCAAGGTTTAAGTGGTTTAAGTAGCCTGTTTAATAGTAATCCTACGTATACACCGCTTACTCCAGACAGCCCAAATGTGACAACTAATACGAATGGTTACTTTAATCAAGGACCTGATATCCCTTATGGTTAACTCTATTGCCCCTAAACATTAATCTCTATGATTTATAAGGAATAATTATGGCAGCTCTTCCAGCTTTAGGTAGTTTACCCGCGCCTCCAACGGGCATAGGCGCTGATCTTGACGCGTCAAAAGAATATTTTGATGCATTGCAGAGAGTAGAGCAATCATTAACACAACGTAATGAGCCTAATTATTTCAAGATGGCGGGTGAGTTCTTTAATCCTGGAAAAACCGGTAACTTTGGTGAAGCTCTAGGCCGCGCATCTTCATCATTAGGCGAAGACCAGCAACGTCAATTAGAGCAAGCACCAAATATTGCTATGATGCGCGCACAGATTGCTGGGCAAAAATACACCGTGGCAAATACCGCTAAAGCATGGGGCATATTAGCTGATGCAACCGGTATGTCACCCACAACGCTTAAGAAAGAAATAAATAGTGATACCCCGTCAGCTACTGTAACTAATAAACTAAATAGCCTTACGCCGCAAACATTTTTGGTATTAAGTCGTTTATCACCTGACGTCGCAGCCGCGGCAAAAACTGCAGCAGCTATGGCAATTGACGAAAGAAAAACGGCCGTGTCAGAAGGGACACTTGCTGAGCAACAAAAGCAAAATACATTCACGCAACATGTTGAAGATCAAAAACTTCTAAATGCGCAATTTGCATTACAACTTGACTTATTAAAAGCAGGAAATGATCAAGCTGCTAAAAACCTTGCCATTGCCGCATTTATTGATAAGGTAGGATCTGCGAACGCTGCAACACTCGGTATTGGCGCACCTCCACCTTCAGTGATGCCAAAAGTGCCACCTATGCCAACATTAAGCGCACCTCCTACGCTTGCAGCGCCACCTATGACGCCACCTGCAGCACCGCCTGTACCTATGGCACCGCCTGCAGCGACGTCTTTACAGCCTGTGCCAACACCTTCTGGGCCAATGCCAGCTGCGGAAGGGCCAGTTTCAACATTAAACACCGCGCCAGTTCCTGCGCAACCTTTAGGGTTAGGAATGCAACCCCCACCTATAGCAAAACCTTTAGTACCTCCGCCTATAGCAAAACCTTTAGTACCTCCGCAATTAAACGCGCCACCTGCGCCAGTAGCGCAAAAACCAACACTGCTTGCCGCTGCACCAGTGCCGTCTGGAGGCGGCGGGAGTGGGGAATCGCAAAGAGCAATTGACGTAAAAGCAGCTGAAGCTGAAATTGCAAAAGGCAAACAATACGAACTAGATCGCGAAGCTGCGTATAAACCTAAGTTAGAAATGATTAGTGGGTATGACCGGATGACCGTAAACAGCAACAACTCTAAATATGATGAGTTAATGTCATTAACGCGAAAACGGCCCGATCTTGTAGGTTTATTGGCACAAAGAAGTGGCCCAGTTGCAGGTCTTTTAACTGCCATGGAAGAAGGCGTAAAAGCCGGTAATTACAATATTAGCTTGCCAGTTGAAAAAGCACTTGCTGCAGGAACATTTAAACCTGAAGATAAAGGCGTGGCAAGAAATATTTTGCAATTGATTGCAGATTTAAACATGGACGTCATGCGCAAAGGCAAATCGATCTTTGGGCCTTCTATTAGTACGTATGATGCACAGAAAATGGCTGAACCTGGATTTAAAGTTACAGACCCCGCGTCGTTCATTACTTACCTTGCTGCAAAAAATAAAGTTGTTAACGATTATATGGGACAACTTTCAACGGCTGCAACTCGTTACTACGCAACACACCGCAATTCACCACATTCGGCATTTTTTGCGTCCGACGAGTACCATAAAATAATAGATCATTTTTATGGCACGTACAATATGCTAGTCAAAAACTCACCTTATAAATAGAGAACACTATGGCCACACCCACTCAAGTGCCAGTCGTAGACGAGCAAGCAGAAGCTGATGCGCGTGCTAAAGCAGATTTACAACGTTTGTTTCCTGAGCACCATGATCCAAGCGGCAATTTTAATTTATTTACGCCTGCGCCTCCATCAAAGAACAGTACAACAAATTCGGTTGTAATAAAACCAGACGAATCAAACTCTCCTGCACTAGTTGATTTAAGTTTAGGCGCTATAGCAGGTGGCGTGCTGGGCGGTAGAGCGCCGCAATATATTAACCCTAATTTAACTTCAGCAAGGGCAAATGTTGCAGGCGCAAATGCAGGACTGCAAGCAGCGATGGAGAATATGATTAGAGAAAGTGAAATACATCGTGGCGCATTAGACGCTGCTATACAAGAGCATGAAGCTGCAAAAATTGGGTTATCAGACGCAGCACGTGCAGCGCAAGAAGCTGAAATGCATGCTATTAAACATGGCATTGACATTACCCCAGTGGATGAATTATCCGGAGATAAATGGAATCGTAAGGTGGTAGGTGATTTAGGTCCAGGTGGAAAAAGCTCAACTGAGGCGGCTAAAAACTATCGTCTACAGGAGTCGCTTACGCCGACTGAAAAAAATAGATTTAAAGCATCACGTTCAGGTTTAGTAGTGCCTAATGAGCCTGATATTGGTACAGGACCATTTTTATCAGACGAACAAAAGATAGCAAAAGAACGACTTGAGCAATCTCGAATTGCGCATGCTACGGCACAAGCTCGTGTTGCTGAAACAACAGCAAATTTAGAATCTGCAAGTAGAACGCCTAGAACAGTTTCTAGTGCGCAAAACGCAGCTAATGCAGCTAGAACTACACAAGCTACAGCGCAAGGCACACTTGCTGAACTAGAAAAAGCACGATCATTTCTTTCTAAAATACCTTACTTTAATACTTTGCTGGGCGCATTATCAGGCGCTGAAGCAGTACATGCGTATCACTTAATCAAGCAAGGCCATACCGCAGAAGGTGTTGTTAACGCAATAGGCGCGGCAGGCGGCTTAATAGGGTTAGTACCTCATCCTGCAACCAAAATTATTGGCGCAGGTATGAGTGCGATTCCTTTAGCGTATGAAGGTTATAAACATCTAACTGCACCGTAATTTTGATTTTTCAATAGCTAAAGACCAAGCCTCTACCCAGATGTTGTAGGGGTTTTTTAACATATCTTCGTTATCGGTACGTTTCAACAGCGCTAGCCAGTCCTCATACTCTTTCTTGATTTCATCCATTTTTAGTTACCTTTTTGAATTTTTTACTCAATTGCTTAAGTATAGTGGGTGTCAAAGGAAAGTAACAAAGCGGAGTGACTGGTAAACCCGTTGGCCCATTTAAAACCTTGACCAAAATTGTTTCTTCAACAAATTGATTTGCATAGTCGTAAGCTTCGCCACTGTTTAAATAACCTCCAAATACCTCGACAGTTTGATTGATCATAACCGCCTCTTAAAGTGAATTCAAAGTGTTTCTATTTTTAAATAAATATAATGCTAACAGCGCAGCTTCGGCACGACCGTCGTCTTTTTTACGCGCAAACAACGTCGAATGAGCAGGCCAAGTACGCATGGCTAGCTCCCTAGACCCGTCTTTACTAGCATTGATTTGCATTTTACGTTTCCAAACCACGGGTGAAACATAAACATACGGTATAAGACAACCCGCTAAAACACCCTCTATAACGCCTAGAGAGCGTCCGAATGAGAACATGCTAGTGACGCCCTGATTAGGCATTGCGTTCACTTGCTCTACGATCCCCATGATGGGTTTATCTTTAAATAACCGCAGTTCAGCCACGATACTCTGAGGGTTAACTCGTTTTTTCTTTGATTTACCAGTTATCACCTCTAATGTGGGCGTGTCATAAATGTCAACTATTTTCGCGCCATCATCTAACACTGCCAGTGCACCGCTAATTCCTGGATCGATTCCTAAATAGAACATCATTTCCCCTTTTGATCATATTGCTCACAGGCCGCGAGCTGATCTTTTAATGTAAGCGTACTATTTTTGAGCGTGCACAGCCATGTTCCATTTTCAAATGGTTTTGAGTGTTCACAAGAACGACAGGTTTTCAACGGCGGTTTTTTACCATAACAAACTTCTTTGTAATCACACCAAGAACAAGGATAACCCTCAATATTTTCACCGATACGAGCTGGTGCTATTTCAGCTTCAGTCAGCGTTTTTATACGTTTAAGTATATCGTTCTGAACTTCAGGGTCAGGTTTTATGCGCCGAACGTAGTACTGTTCATTGTCTTTATTTAACGCTACGTAGAACCCCCTGTCTACATTAGAGAACATCATACCGCTTTGAACTTGATAGTAATGCGACGGTTTTGAACCCGCTACACCTTTCTTTTCTAAATCAGCGAAAGATTTTGTATTGTGGGTTTTGATTTCAAGTATATGGGCTTTTACTTCTGCCCCAGGAATTCCTTTGATAATGCCGTCAACTTTTGCAACAAAATGTCCGGTTTTGTCTCCATATGTAAATTGGGTTTCATTATCCGTCATGTTCCAAACTGAGTAACCCGCGTTTCTAAGATCGTTTATTATCCTAGTTTCCTGAAGATTACCGGTCTCGAATAATCGTAAAATTCTACCTTTTGGCTGTACGTTATCGTAACCGCGCCAAGCCAACCAAATTTTACGTATACACTCTTCTCCTATTCCAGACGCGCCTAACCTAGAAAGTCTGAGCGGACGATAGTTTTTCTTCTCTATTGCTTCGTAAATACGATCAACAACTTCTACTTCTTGAACTGGTATTGGTATTGTTAATTTTTTAGTCATTAGGATCTACC